CTTTCATTATAGACGTGAACGATAAAGATTGTGAGTGGTAAAAAACTCACAATCTTCTCTAAAAATAAATTGAAAATAATTGGTAAAATGTTTGGTTAATTCAAAATAATTTCGTACCTTTGCATCATAAAACAATTAAATATTTGGATTATGGATAGAAATGAATTTTACAAAGAGGGAAACAAAGTGCTCACAGAAAAAGAGTACAATGAAGTTAGTGGCACATTTGAAAAGGTTGAAAATGCTTGCAATGACCTTGTTTGTGAGTTGCGTGATGCAATCAACGATGTGATGCAAATACTATTTGCTAAACGTAGTTCCACAGAACTCAAAACAAAAAACTATACCCTTATAAATCGTTTTGGCGATATTGGGGTTATAAAGAATGGTGATGATGAAGAAATATCCATTGATGATATTAATAGCCTTGACACAATGTTGGACATCGTAGCTGAAATCATTTAAATATTAGTGGAAAGAAAAATGAAGATTACAAACATTACTTGGGAAACCGATGGGTTATAACCAGAGGAACTTGGCTTGCCCACAGAGGTAGAACTACCAAAAGGTATTGACGCAGACGATGATGATGCAATCAATGATTACCTTTCAGATACCTATGGGTGGTTGGTTATTGATTGGTGCATAGAGTAAGATATGAGCAAGTTTGAGACTTATACATTATATATATTGCTTGCGCTATGTGTGGCAACAATGGTGTGGGCATTGGCAGAAATTCCATAATCATTCTTCTTTTTAATATTTTTTAACGTGAATGGGGAAGACCAAAATTTGGTTTTCCTCTTTTTTTTATATATCTTTGCCAAAGAATTAAACAATAAACTATTATAAGAAATGAATAACAACGAAAGTAAAATTTGGGAAAAATTCTATGGCAAAAAGGTCTGTTCCGAGAATTTGAACATAGAAGGGTTTAAGAAACCAATTCCTTTTGACATTTACGATGGTCATGCAATTTGCGAGGATTACAGAGGACATCGTTTTGACATGGTTTATCCACAACTGAAAGCAGTTAAAGATAGCAAAGAGTTGTCGGATGCAGTTATAGAGTATATAGGTGAAATTTCCGATAAGGAGGAAATCACAGTCATTCATGTGCTTATGGCTTTCAATACCTTATATAAGGATGGAGAAGAAATTAAGCCAAAAGAGTAACAAACTATTATAAATTCAAAAGAAAACAAACATTATGCGCAAATATACCATACAAATGAATTATAATGCTTCAATCATTGTAGAAGTATTAGCCAACGATGAGGGTGAAGCACTTGACAAAGCGAGAGACAAAGCCGAGGACGCTGATATTCGTCAGTTTACAATCGGCAGTGAAAACGAATCAAAGATACTTAGAACAGACTAAGTTTTTTCATAGTTTTTTATTGTTTTATGTTAGTTGTTTTGTGGACTGGGTAGCGATACTCAGTCCTTTTTTTGTGAATAAGTGTTAAAAAACCAGCCTTTTACAAAAAAAATTCCATTTTTGTTTTGTCAATTCAAAATAATTTCGTACCTTTGCATCACGAAACAAATAAAAGGAGATAAAGATATGGTAGAAGCAAAATTAAGAGTTGAGACCTTAGAGAATAGGAACAACAACAATCCTTTCTATGGTAACTCTCTCGTTAAAAAGGTGACAGAGGAAACGTTCTATCACGATAAGGACGTGAGAAAGCACATTGCTCCGAGTGGTATTAAAGCCACATTGAAAGTTGGTGACGTGGTTATGGACATCACAATTAACCGCTACTACTTAGAGCATGAAGCAACTGACGATGGACTGAGCCGCTATCTCGCTTTCTTCGGAATCAACGATAAGGTGTATGAAGTCTGTGTGTGGTTCGATAGTGATAACCAAATCAAAGACGTATCACTCTCTGAATGGCTGCAAGTTGGCTATTTTGAAAATAATGACGATGCAGATAACATCTATTGGAAAGATGAACATTTCACCACAATAACAAGTTATTTGAGTTAAAATTATGAATAAAGTATATAACGTAATACAAACAAGTAATTGTGACGGAGAAATCCTTGTGAACGTCACTCCATGTGCAGACTTAAAGAGCGCACAGAGCGTAATGAAAGAAGAGGTGGACACCTTGCTTTCAAGTGGCAAGTATGAGGGTCTTGACCTTGACGAGATTGAGCGAGACCAAAACGATGATGATGCAGATTGCGACTACGCATTGGAGCGCACAGACACTCTATTCGTTCTTGATTGTCTTTATGACGATTATTCGGAGAGAATTGAGATTGAAGAAAAGGAAATTGTTAAAATAGGTTAAAGAGCCTGATTTTTTTACGAAATTATTTGGTAGATTCAATTTTTTTTCGTACCTTTGCATCACAAAAGAAATAAATAACATTATTAATTTAAAATAGGAGATTAAGATTATGGCAACAAAAAAGAAAGTAACAATTGATGCACGTGTTCGTGCAATTGCTGAGAGCGGTAGCGGTAAGGGTGTAGGTATGCCTAATTGGTTCACACTGCCACAGAACAAGGAGAAACGTGCATTGCACATTGACATCTGTAAGAAACTCACGGAGTTGTCTAACAAGTATGACAAGTACCCTATCACCTACCTCGTTTACTTTGCAGTAGGTAAGAACGCACATCGTGTTCCAGTGTTCCTTGGAGGTTACACCAACATTGACGAGAAAAAGGCTGAAACCATTTTCTCTTGGCTGAAACTCTTCGCCAAGTATCACAAGAACGAGAAGTTGTTCAAGAACCCTAACGTGGCACACGCCCTCTGCCGTTTCTACGACAAGTTCAGCACCAAGACCAAGGACTTCAAGACAGCAATGTCACTTATGGAGAGCAACCCCAAGGTGGACGTGAAGAACGCCAAGGCTATCGTTGAGGGCATGGGCATTGCCAAGCATACCGAGGAATCGGAGTTGGCAGCAGCCGAAACCGCTATGGAGCCAGCTGTGGTGACAGCGTAAAGCATAAAAGGAGTGGGGTAGCATGAAATTGCAGTAAAATCCCCACTCCCACCACAAAAAAGTTGAGATTTTATTTGGTCAATTCAAAAAAATTTCGTACCTTTGCATCGTGAAAAAGAAACAAAGTAAATAACAAGTTAAAAACAACGCAACTATGAGTGGACAGAAACAACTTGAAAAGGCTTGCAAGAACAACCGATGTATTGCAATTCCTTCAAAAAAGCGCAAGGATTATGCGTATGACGAGAATGGCCAGATTAAGCGTGACCCCAAGACGAACGAGCCATTAGTCAAGGAGGTGCAGCTTTACAACATCTACAAACTGCGCTAAATATCGCGCCAAGGGGTAGGATAAAACAAACCATAGCGAGTGGTCAGTTTAACTTGTGATGGTGGCAAGTCAGTACCAAGATTGGGGAAACCTACCCATTTTTCGCCAAAGGTTAAACGAAGTTAAAATTCGCCCAAAAATTTGGTAGTATCAAAATAATTTCGTACCTTTGCATCACAAAACAATTAAATGTCGAACCAATTAAAGAGAGAAGTAGTATGGAAAGACCTCCGCCCTAAGTGGCTGATTAGTTTTAGTATATATTTTAATTATTAAAGTCGAACCAATTAAAGAGAGAAGTAGTATGATAAGAGACCGACCCTATTAGGGGATATTATAAAGCACTGATTCAAATAATACTAATAAAAAACTTAGAGAGACCGCTATCTAAGCCCCGCCGTTAAGTGCCATTGTGAGCGACAAGATGAGTATATGAGCCGCCACGTCCGATAGGCACATCAATTCGCCCCCAAGCCGCTATTAAGAGCCGCTATATTGGGCATTCATTATTGGGCGCATATTCGGTCATTACCTCACTAAGTTTGTCCATTCCCTCCAAATGTAATAACGTGCGCACAATTCTATTAGCAAAGTAGAGGGGTTGGTTTAGAGGTGGGGTTTTATTAACAAGGGGATTCAAGGGCTACGACCCGTATAGAGACTGCCGCAGCCCTCCCCATTCTTAACAGAGAGGGGTGATGTTAGGCGAGCGAACCAATTTAGCCGAGTATATTATGCGCTTGCCATGCCCTCATTAGAGAGTGAGGTGGGAATGACCCCACACAGATGCCGAACTGCGCTGCTTAACGCACTCGCCTTTGCCATCAAGGTGTTGGTGTCCCCCACTCGCTCATTTTACCCTGATAGCTCAGTTGGTAGAGCATCGGTTGCCAACAACCGAGGGTCGTAGGTTCGAGTCCTACAAGGGGTGCTATGCTCGTTGCGTTGTGATAACGCTCTTTGTTTTCCATAATTTGAATTGTTAGGTTTTTAGTTGGATGATGGGTTTGCCGTGAGGTAAGCCCATCGTTGTTTTTATAAAAAGTGTTAAACCCCAAATTTTTCTAAGGAAATATTTGGTAGATTCAATTTTTTTTCGTACCTTTGCACCATCAAACAAATATAGGAGATAAAGAAATGAACATGGTAGAAAAAGATTTAATTGGTTTCGCTCATAAGGTAATCAGTTTCCGCATGAACGTTATCAAGGCTTGTAAGGGAAAGGGTATCATGCCCCCAACTGACGAGCAGATTAGTGACTATATCAACGACTACGGACTGCATTTTGAGGACTTCATGGCAGACTTCACAGAGCATGAGGGTATGTTCCGTTGCCTTAGAACACCTTTAGAGGAATTTAAGGACAAGATTAAAGAAATCTCATGGGGTACACCGCCAACAGAGGAAGAGATACTTGCTTTCTTCAATAAGAACGGCAATAACATCGGATTGTTCTGTAATCAGCGCACCATAAGTAAGATGAAGCCTTTGGAGCGTAAGATTTACTTAAAGACCATTGAGGTGCTGCCTACCGAGGGTCTAGCTGCCTTGTGGAATCTTTTTATAGAGGAAAGTGCTCACTATGGTGAAGATAGTTACATCTATGACTTAGAGAACCCAGAGGACATCAAGTTTCTGCGTGACCACATGGAGGGTTGTGAGTTCCAAACCATTAAGAATATGAATGAGCAGAAAGTTCGTTATGTTCAGTGGTTTTCCCTCAACGACAAGTCTATTCAAGGTAGAACTGACGAGAATATCCAGCGCATTATTACCGCCTATTGGAGCGAAATCTTTGAGCGCATTATGATTTTTCCGTCATGCTATCAGCGTCTCATGGGCAAGCAGTGGGGTATCGAATACTTTGACGAGATTGTCTGGCCTATCATCACCAAAGAGGTAGGTATCGAGATTTGCACAGAGACCAACGAAATAAAATATTGTGAATAATTCTTAAAAAATTTGGTAGTGTAAGGGAAATTTCGTACCTTTGCATTGTAAAACAAATGGGAGGACGTTGAAAGATGGGGATGGGCATCCATCGCAAAGTGAGGGATAAGGATTGCCTTTAAATCAAACCCCCTCGCCCATTTAAAGGGTAGCATAAAACAAACCATAGCGAATGGTAAGGTGAATTAACCAAATGTAGCGTCAGCGGAATGTCGGTGAACTTCACGTTGGAACACCAAGATTGGGGAAAGCTACCCATTTTTTAACTAAATTAAAAAGGAGAAAAGAATTATGTGGTTTGGAATTTTTTTGGTAGTGTGTGTGGCGTTTATGGTAGATGATGCCATCACAGATTGCAAGTTTATTGAGAACATCAAAAACGTTGAAGAATAATGATTTACGCATTACATTGCTATGACACAAGCATTTATATGTCATTGCTTAAAGAATTGAGTGTTGGGTTTCACACTGCTGAATTTCATCCTAAACATAAAAAACTTAAATATTGGCAGAAAAAACGTAAATAACTATGACAATAGCAGATAGTTTTAAGGCTGCAATAAACAATGCCTTTGTTTACACAATTTTTAGGGAACGCAAAAGTGAAGCCATCCTTAAAACATTGAAAACAAAAATATATGGGGCGAACACTTGTATTTTGCCCCCAATACAAGGATTTAAAATTGAGTCTCTTGATGATACTCATGATAAGGTTACGTTTGATTTTGACGATTACCATTTTGATGGAATAATAACTTGGAAACCTTGTGCAAACCAAATTAATTTTGTGTTTGTTGGTATAGAATAATCATTTTTTAATCTCCTTTTTGCCGACTGCAAATGTTAAGAATTGTTAAGATTCAAGCATTTGTGGTCGTTTTTTTTGGTAGATTCAAAATAATTTCGTACCTTTGCATCGTGATTCAGAAACAATATTATTAATTTAATTAAAAGGAGATTAAGATATGAAATTTATTTTAGGAATTAAACCAAATGTACTTAGTGGATGTGGAACTACTTTTGCTGCTCGTGAAAGGGTTAGACAATCAATACGAGGATGTTTTTGTTGTTCTTCATCATTTGGGAATGCTTATACAGATGCTATAGGTGGAAATCCTAAATATGTATATGGCTATAATATTGAGGTTTTCAAGCGAGGTAAGCACCGCAAGAACAAACATTACGTTATCCACAGATATACTTTCCCAATAGAAATGTTTAAGTTGCTTAACGTGGAAATTAAACAAGGTAGTCGCACATTCAAAATAGTGCCAAAAAAAAATAGGAGATAAAGAAATGGATAAGATTAGAATCAGACAGAACTACGAGAACTACGAGAGGGTACAGAAAGCCTTTAAGGAGTTCGTTCATGCCCTTGTATGGGAATCTATAGATATTGACGCTGGTGCCCATGAGGATGAAGTAAACGAGCACATCGCTAAGTATTGCAGAACCAATAGTAACCAAATGATTGCACTTGTTAATGATAGTGTTACTAAGTTCATCAAATCACTTAACTTTCGTTTTGAAGTTCATTGCTATGAAATTGACGCAAATGGTAATGCGATTGTAGAAACTGGAAAACATTTCGATACCGACAATGGTATCATCGCTTTCAAAAAGGCAGCAGAGTTCTATCGTGATGCTAAGTGTCCGCAAGTGACCATTTTTGATAATGAATTGGATAAATATGTAGCCGAGTGGGATTGATATGAACAGAGAAGAACTATTAGCGGCTATCCGCAAAATTGTAGGTAGGAAGTTTCAGTTTTCAGAAGCCTACGCAAAGAAGTGTGGTGGTTATCCTACCCTTGGGGCAAACGAAAGAACGTATAGTATTCTCACAAAAAAATACGTTTACATTCCTTGCCGTGTGACCTTCGGAAAAAACGCAGAGGGTGAAGTCGGTGCGTATTTTAATCGCTATTCACTCTATAAGTATTTTGATGGAGTTGTTATTACAAAGATTGAGTATGAGCAACTTTTCACAAAAGACTTGCAGAAAATCTATGATGATTTGCTTTTCTATCTCTGGTGGGAGAAATCAGTGCGTCTCCCAAAGATTGAGAAAGAATATACTGAGTGCAAAAAGTATGCTGACATTTTCGATAAAATAGACATTTCTGAGGAAGATATGAAAAAAATCAAAAATCATTGATATTTATATTTGGTTTTCAGATTGATTTTTTATATCTTTGCAAAAAGAGGGAAACTGCCCAAAGTGAGTGAGGAACACTTTGGGCATTTAAGGAAGAAAAACCTTTTTAAATTGATTGGGATAGGCATTGGGGAGTGCCTATCTTTTTTTTTTGAAAAAAACTCTTAAAAAATTTGGTCAATTCAATTTTTTTTCGTAACTTTGCACCATCAAACAAATAAAAGATTAGAATTATGAGTAATAGTAAAGTTAGAAAGCAGTTGGAAGCTATCGAAGTTAAAACTAAAAAGTATTCTGAGTATACAAAGATTGAGAGTCTGTTGCTAAACTACCAAATGTGCAAGGCGTATTTCCACGATAGTGGTGCAAGCATCGTAGGTGTAGCTGAGTTGATTCTAAAAGAAAAATATAATCTCCCTTGGCAGATGAAGTTCATCCGTAGGGCATTAATGGATGCAAGGGGCAAGAGTAATCCCATGATTTCCATCCCTCAGTTCAAGTATGATGAGAGGTTGCATGACATTCTTTCAAAGTTCGTGAAGAAGAACTTTGACAAGATGGCGGCTGACCAAAAGAAAAATAATGCATATCCCTTTGCATTTAGGAGCTTAATGGAGAAAAATTCATAATCTATTCTTTTTGTTTTTGTGGGTGCTTCAAATTGAAGATGCCGTACTAATAAAGGGTTCTTAGCAAGTTCCCCACCCACTTTTTTCTTAAAAAATGTTAAAGAATTTGGCTATGTGTTAGGAATTTCGTACCTTTGCATCGTAAAACAAAAACAGAAAGATTATGGATTACGAAATGAAGAAAATCGGAGGCTATAACAAGGTATCTCTCAATACTTTAAGAGAAATGTATGATACCATTATGCTTTATATCAAAGGCAATCATGGTATATTCTCAGAAAGAGGTAGGCAGTTCTTCACTTGGGGTGCTAAGACCTTCAAGTATATTGCGTCAGAAGATGGCTGCTATGGTATTCAGTTCTCCGTAAGCGGCTTGAAACATCGTGGCAGAGTAAGAATCTATTACAACCCAGCAAGTGACTACTTTGATGTAGAATTACTCCGAGCACGTAAAGACGAACTTGTTTGGGGTTGTGAAGACCTCGACTTTGAGCAACTGCACAATGTCCTCCACCAACACATTGAGAGGACAGACGACCCAGAAGTATAAAACTATGTGGGATAAATTTGAAGAAGAACTAAGATACCGCATTGGCAGAGCACAGAATGAGCCTATTGACGATATGGAATGGTTTATCGAGTGCACCATGAAAGAACTCACCAAACTGGCGAGGGAAGCGATTGCAGAAGAAAATAAAATATAAAGGCAAGATAGAGAGTGAAGGGTAGATTAGTCAACTACCGCAAATAGTTGGGGATAAGGCTGACTTAAAAGCAACTCCCCCACATTTTGCCTTTTACGATATTTCATCATTCTTTTCTCCTTTTGAACCCCAAATGTTAAGGTAAGTTAAAAGCTTGACATTTTGGGGTTTTTTATTTGGTCAATCCAATTTTTTTTCGTACCTTTGCATCACAAAAGAAATAACAAGTTAAACAATTAAAAAGGAGATAAAGATATGGGAATGTTTACAAACAACGACAAAAAGCACTACTGCGGTAGATACAAGGGTATTGATGTTTGGCAGTATGGTTGCATGATTGGAAATAATTGGTATGGTGATTTCTATATTACCATTCCAAGGGGAGCAACAAAGCGGAACATGAAAGTTAAAGATAGTGTGTGCCGTTCTCTCGAAGCCGTTAAGGGCTATATTGACAGAAACTTAGAAACGTTGAAAAAGGAGAGTGCGAAATGAGCGTAAGGAGTGGTAAAAAGACAAGTAGAAACCCCATGACATTATATAAGGGGTTCTACGTTATCCAAGTAACGAAAATTGAGTATCATGGTTCTATATGGAATCCAGAGTATTTCGATAAAAATTGGATTAGCCACAAAGAGGTTTATTACGATTTCTGTAAAGAGGGTGACGAGAAATGCCCATCGAAGGACTATCAAGTTTGGGCAAAAAATGTGGCAGAGTGCAAAGAAGCCATTGACAAATTCCTTAGTGGTGATAAAAAAGACAATGGTGACATATATTATACCCATGAGGAATTTCAGAAATATGTCAAAAAGCCAAACGAGAAGTGCGATTATACCTATGGCTACGATAGTTTGATGAAATTGATGCGACAGCACCAGAAGGCTGATAAGCGTATGCAGTGGTTTCTTGAAGAAAGATTGCATGATGCAAATTTCCATATTGAGGGTGACATTCTTTCCACTTGTGACTATGAAGTGTTTGAAGATTATTGCGCACAGCAGCACACTTTCAAAGAGAAGTTTGAGGTTTACACCAAAACGCTTAGAAAGTGTATTAAAGACCCTCAGACGCTTGTAGAGGGTATGAATAAGGTGATTGCTGATTACCTTGCAAGTCAAGGAATAAAAGATACATCTGTAAATGTTAGGTTTATAGAAAACTGGTGAAGTTCGTGAGAATGTGTAGCCGAAATAAGGTAAATTTGTGAATGTTTGTTAAATGCGGTATGTTCTTTATGAATTTACCGCATTTTATTTTGTCAATTCAATTTTTTTTCGTACCTTTGCATTACAAAAGAAATAACAATTAAAAGGAGATATGGACTATATTATAGTAGAAATTAATGGCGTAAGGCATAAATTAGTAAAGGATGATGTTATGTATAACGCTTGTAGCAAATGCACTTTGCGTTTCATGTGTGGCGGTAATGATATATGCTCATCCCTTGGAAAAAAAGATTGTCATTTTGAAATAGAATAGGAGATTAGATTATGATGTTCAACAACAAATTCAATTTGGTATGAATAAGGTAAGGGTTATATATTATGTGGACACTAAGGACAATACGAAGGGGTCTATCTGCGCTATTCCGTCTGATAAGGATATGCGTAACGCAGTAGACAAGATTGCCGAAGAGATTAGAGGTTGTTTCGCTCACAATTCTCTCGTTTCAATTCATTCAATATCCATTGCAAAGTCAATTTCTCATTTTGCTTATGCAAATATGGATGATTATGAATTTGGTGTGGAGGAAATTGAGGTAATAGAGTGTTAAAAGTGTTAATTTGTTTGGTGGTGTGAAGATAATTTCGTACCTTTGCACCACAATAAACAATTAAATAATAGGAGATAAAGAAATGGCAAAGAAAAAATTTGTAAACAAAAACATCCCAGAGGTTAGCTATGAAATAGTTGGCGAGGAATGGTTTGACGAGGACACCTACGTCATTGTATTCAATGAAATGACAGATGTGGATGGTGACACATATCATCTTGAAGTCGAGTATCACAAAGACGAAGAGCGAGTTACTTATACAAGGGTGTATGACTATGAGAACGTTGAGGCTTCTCAGTTTGTTTCACCTTGTTTTAAGAAACAGATTGAGGAATATACTTTGCAGCAAGTTGGTGTGCTGAGAGAGGGAAGTTTCCTTAATACTCAAAACGTCTCGCTTGAATTGGAGTTAGACATTCCAAAGGACACCACCATTGGGGAGTTGCGTAAGTTCCTTAATTCGTTGAAATTTGAAGCGGTGCATACAATGACACCGAGAGACGAGAAGATTAAGATTTTATCTATTGAAACCACAAAAATACAAGTATAATAAATTAAAACAGAATAAAACTATGGCAAATGAATTAGAAACAATGCGTGAGATACGCACAAAGCAGCAGAATATTCGTATCTCATTGAAAAAGCGCGAGGAACAGAATAAGGTACTGCGTTCTAAGATTACTCCCATTTGGGCTGACCCTTGCAAGGAGTACGAAGTGTACCAGCTCTCCAAAGAACTTATCAAGGGTAGGGCAAAAACAAAGAACTATCAGAAGTTGCTACGTGAGTTCAAGGTCAATCTGAGAGAGACGAATCGGTCTTATGACCTATCAAAAAGTGAGTAAGCGTTAAAATACGTTAATATCAGGAAAAATTGGGTTAATCATTTGGTTAATCCAATTTTTTTTCGTACCTTTGCATCAACAAAAACAAAAAGAATATGGGATGGATTAAAAAACCGATTAGAGGCACCAAAGAGATATTCAACGAGATAGTCTCAAAGGTGAAGTGGAATGGACGTATTGGCGATAGCACAACTCCCTATGAGTATTTCGCTGACTACATTCGTGATTACTATGATGTAACTCTCAAGCAGTGTGACGAAATCTGTAAGATGATTAAAGAGCACTATAATATTGAGAAGTTTTATTATAATGAAATTAAAAGGAAATAAAAAATATGAAACCTTGGAGAGTCACAATGAACGGATGCTGCGTCAAGGATTATAAGACAAAGAATGGCGCAATGAAAAGGGGTAGACTGCTAAAAACGCACACACCCAAAGAGGTAGAGATATGTGTAGTAAGTGGTACTGAATATATTGAATTATAAATGAGTATAAACTAATATAAATCTATATAAAAGATTCTATTATACCGAAATGAAATCTTATAAAGTTATAAAGAAATGATAGTAATTAGAATAGGCAGAGGACGTAGTAAAAGCGGCAAAATCCTCGATGGGAGTACAACTTGGTTCAACATCAAGACGATAGAAGATTGGGAAAGATGCGTTCATGAATGGAGTTTGAAAAAAAATAGTTGCAAACCTATTTTCATGTCTCGCAGTGGTCGTGCCTATAAAGAGATTAGTGGTACAAAATTGTTGCAACTTAAAGATAAATTATAAATATGGAACAATGGAAAATTTTATGGTGGAACACTCGTTATGAGGTTTCTAACCTTGGTAGGGTGCGAAATAGAAAGAGTGGCAAGATATTAGCCACAAATCCTACAAAGTCTCATAAGAAGCCGCAAGTATGGCTTTATACAGACTATTTTAATAGCACATTGCAATATACACTTGATAAACTTGTGTATTTCACATTCAATGGAGTATCATCAAGGTCTGAGGTAAAACGTGTTAAGCATCGTGACGGAAACGTTATGAACTGCAAGTTAGATAATTTGTATATTTAAATAAAAAAAGTTGGGATTTCATTTGGTTATCTCAACTTTTTTTCGTACCTTTGCATTACAATAAACAAAAAGAAACATATATGATTGTAAGCAGTATTAAATGGGAAACCGATGGGTACGAAGTAGACCTACCAACGGAAGTTGAGGTCGAAGATGAAATGAGTGATGATGAAATAGCTGATTTTCTTTCAGACACTTATGGTTGGTTTGTAATATCATTTTCGTTACCAATGGATAATGATGATGTTGACGAGTTTGGACAATACGTAAATGAAGTTGAAGGAAGAGTAAGTTAATAACCCTAAATTATAGAAATGAAGATTAAAATAGATGGCTTTGAGTTGCTGATTGCAATGGCAATAGTGGCTCTTGGAGAGTTCAATGGAATTCAATTTGAGTATTACCCAATACTCCCAAAACCTTTCAGCGACAACTTGGATTTTCAGAGTTCTTGTGGCTGCAATGCCGACTTTCTCTGCATCCGTGTGAATGACTTGTTCAAGGTGGACGTTTGGTTTGCCGATGAAGACGGAGACACCTTTTGGTATGGTCTTGACGAGATTAAGGTGAGCCATCCAATTCTCTATACTGCCATTGTGACACACATGGCTGATGTAATGCGAAACATTGAAGGTTAAATCTAAAAAATTGTTAAAATGCGTAAGATTATTTGGTAGTTTCAGATTTTTTTCATATCTTTGCATTGTCTTTGAAACGTTTAGAAAAAAGTTTCCGATTTAAATAATATCGCGGGGTGGAGCAGTTGGTAGCTCGCTTGGCTCATAACCAAGAGGTCATTGGTTCGAATCCAATCCTTCCGCAACTATCCTTGTGGTGGACAAGTTGAAAAACCACCTTTTGGTAGATACCAGAGGAGAACTGCCTTTCTTGGGTAGATGTAGACAAATGGGCATCAAGTTCGTGCTTGATGTGTCTCTTCGGAGACTTCGTGAGTGCAAATCTCGCTCTACCAACTATGATAGGTAATCGCAGAAATGGTTTGCGTTGCTCATTGAGCGCGTTCATTGAGCAAGAACAAAAACGGTTCGATTCCGTGCCTATCAACTACTGCTTTTAATTGTTAGTGATTTGTTGACGAGGGGTGCTAGCTTGGAAGATGTGGCTAGTGCCCCAGTAGTTTTTTCTTTTCTTTCTTAATATATTATTATATTTTATTTTAATATTATATTATAATATATTATATAAAAGAAAAAAGGAAATTAAGCCTCTTAGAGCGTTTAAAATGTATTTACCTTATAATTTATCCACCAATGCGGTGAAATGCTCTCAGAAGGCTTTTAAATGCGTTCTATGATGTTTTAACATTTATTAATGTGAAATGTTTTGTTAATTCAAAATAATTTCGTACCTTTGCATTGTAAAACAAAAGAAGATAAAATTATGAAAGTTAAACATTTCATGGGCTATGGCTCAGTTGAGGTTAAAAAAATTTCCAAAAAGCCTATCATTAATGGGTACGGAGAGAACAAAACAGAATTAGTTTTGCGTGTAAAAGGTAATCATGAATGTGGTCTTGTTCGTGATGACATTTATGATGTAAGACGTTGGATTTTTGATAGGTTTGAAAAGAACTTCAAGAAAAGTGACTATGAAATCTATATGGAGGTTAAAAGTGATTACATTGAAGAAAATGGTCACGATGTTGAGATAGCAACTTACACCTTTGTATATTAAAGATATTGCTAAGAAAAAGTTGGGATAACATTTGGTTATTCCAATTTTTTTTCGTACCTTTGCATTACAATAAACAAAAGGAGATTAAAATATGAGAACAATCAAACGTAAAACAAAGATTTATTCCGTTGATTGGATTCGCAATGGTTTCTGCTATCGCACCACAATGGGATGCACATGGGAAGATGTAAAAAAGTGTAGGCAAACTGCAAAATTCTTGGGAGAAACCATTAAATATGAGCACTACGATACAAAAGTAGATACATATACACTATGAGAAAGATAAATATTCCAATGGAAGGTGTTGTGATTGGTTCAAACACTATTGCAGAACATAAAATGCAAGTTCTTAACTTCATGAATATGCTCTATGACATTGCGTTTAATGGCGCAAACAAAGATAATATCAACCCTTGGATAGATAATCTAAAATATGAGATTAAATGCTTGCAATGGCAAAAATATTACAATACCTATGCTTATAAGATTGAAACGCATATCGAAACACTTAGACAGAAAATGATTGATAAAAGCGTTACAAAAAAAGATTGGAAATTATTACTCGATGGTTTAGCATCTTTATTTGAGTTGAAATATACATTAAATTAAACATAAAAAAGTTGAGATTTTATTTGGTTATCTCAACTTTTTTTCGTACCTTTGCACCACGTTAAACAAATAATATAAATTAATAAGAGTTATGATTACATTAAACGGACAATCAGTTAAACTGCCTTGCAAGACCTTATCTATTGGGTTGGATATGCAGTGCCACCACGTAGTGACATCTAACACAATCCTATCCGTCAACGAAGAAAATGATGAGGTCATTGTCGAGAGTGAGGATGGCATTAAACTTCTGCTTCACATGAAAGACCTTAAAGACTTCCATATTGACACAAAGGAGAATCGTGATATGCTTGAAGCACAATGCAGAAAAGAATACATTGAGTGGAAAGAAGCGGTGAGAAAACAACTTGAAACTTGCTCTCGCAGATACTGATACTATACTTAAATAAGTACAAAAAGGGGTAGATACTTCGTCATAGAGGTATCTACCTTTTGTTTTAAGGGCATTTCTAATGGGATATAATAAAAGGCATCACCTCAACTGAGATAACACCTTAAAACGCTTAACAATGACCAATGCAAAGGCAATTAAAATATGCTTGCGCTTCATCTAATGTCATAGGACGTGGAGTTTTTACTCCCAACCTATTTTCACCATACTTTGTAAAGATGTTAAATTCAGTGTATTTATTGTTATCTGGAATCATAATAACGGACTTAATTAAGTACAAGTATCATTGATTTAAATGCGTATATACCCACTTACCATCTACCTTGGTGTAACGTTTGTCACGCTTCTCAATCCAATTATATGCATTTTCAAGACAAGACTTAAATGATAATGTTGAATACTCTACGATTCCCCATAACCCATCAAAGCCAACCATATATGATTTTCTTACAGATTTATCATAGATGAAGATGCAGAAATCACCCATATTGGTTGTATGATTACGGAATCTTACCTCTAAACCATTCTCCTTGGCAACGGCTTTTAATTTATTAATTTTTGCTATAATATCCATAATTTTATTTTCAATTTAAATGAATTTCCATCTAACTTAGATTTATATTATTATTATTTAGGAAAATGAAAAATGGAATTTATTTGCAAATTCCATTTTGATGTATGTTCAACTTCAAACAAATGCTCTCTGTGATGTCCTCTGCAACGCTCTCGATGCGCCACTTTGGAGCACGACCCTTGTAGGTCTCTGTGAGGTCAGCCACTAACCAATCGTAAACCTCCTTCTGTGTCTTCAAACCTGCGGTCTTGCAGAAATCTGCGCACTGATTAATGAACTTCTGAATTTTCTTGTCTTCTTTGTTGAGCATAATTTTATTGTTTTTAATTGTTATTATTTCTGTTTCTTGTGATGCAAAGGTACGAAAAAAAACTGAACTGGCAAAACCAATTCAGCCTTTTAACATTTATTTAACACTTGGCAATCGTTGCTTTCAATAGGCTCTGTTCGTCTAAGTCAATGAAAACCAACTCTTTACGTGCTCTCGTCAAAGCCACATACTTCAAGTTGAGTTCTTGTTTCAGTTGCCAGTCGAGTTGATTTTGCCACGTTAAAGGTAATTTATTTGGCAGTAGTATCAAAACTCTGTTTGCTTCAAGTCCTTTGCTCTTATGAGCAGTTGAAAGCATGACTGCGTTTTCTACCTTTTCGTCTGTAAATAATCTGTTTATATACGATTTAAGTTCTGTGGTGTCCTTAATGCTATACAAACAGATGTTTTCAATGCACTTGCATCTATCCTCTAAGTTGAGATACTTCTGTGCTTGTTTTGCTTCCGCTTCTGTGCATTTCCTATCACTCTTAATGGTAGCAATTAACTTCTGCTTTTCATTTTCAAGGTAAGCAAGCACTTCTATTATGTCCTTGGTGTTTGCGTTTTCTATAAGCATTTGTAAGTCTTGTGCAATGTCCTTACCCTTAACGACTGCGGTAATACCATTCTGAATCAACTTCATGCACAATCCTACAAGGGGTGCAGACGTTCTGCAAAGCACCATATCGTTCTCTCTGAATAGGTCTGTTGAAAGACTATTAACATGACTGATTTCTCCGTCTATTGCACCCTTATGCGCTTGAATCTGTGGCACAAGTTCTTGTGCGAGACGTACCATGTTCTTACCACAACGATAGTTCACAGACAAAGGCAGTTCAATGGTATTACCTAAGTTGGCAATCTTATCAAACGAATTGCAGTCAGCACCTGCAAAACCATTAATTGCTTGATTTCTGTCACCAACGGCAATAAAACGTCCACCTTTGGCAGCGCAAAGCATTAGTTCTCTCTGTGCAGTATTAAGGTCTTGACACTCATCTATAAACACATACTTAAACGTTGGTATATATTCTCTGTGGCACAATGGTAGCACAATCATGTCAACATAGTCTATAACTAAGTCCTTTGGCATTTTATAGGCATCCTCTAATAAGATGTCACACACCTTAACTTCGTCAAAGAGACAAAGAATATTGTGCTCGTCACACAAGTTCTGCAATCTCTTTATTTCTCCATGCTGAATTAGATTAACCCTTGCAAGGTCAAATAATTTCTGTACATTACAAGAAAAACCCCAAACCTTTGCAGCAGACGTACTTGGAGTAACAATACTTGACAATGAAAACACATTCTGTCTAACATACTTCTGATACTTCCAACTATCCACTTTAACGTGCATCTTATACTCAGGATGATTGTAAAGTTTTTTCAGTATGCTAAAACCAAAGGCATGGAGAGTTGAAACGTCTGCGTAGCCTTTTAATTTCTCTTTTAATTCCTCTGCAATCAATCTGTTAAATGCAAGGAACTTCACATCACGCTCATGCAAGTGCAAACGCTTACAAGCCATGACGATAGTTGTTGTTTTTCCACTACCAGCAACTGCGTTAATGGCAATGTTTCCATCACCATTCTCAACTTCGTTGAATATATCAACTTGGTAGGGAGATAACTGCATTTTTACTAAAGCCATACAATTTTTAATTATAACTCTGCAAAGGTACGAAATTCCAATGACATAACAAAATATATTAACAAGAATTAAGAAAAATATCCAGTATGTTAAAATCATGTTAAATTCATAAAATCATTTGGCTATTTCAGATTTTTTTCGTACCTTTGCACCACGAAACAAGTTAAACAATTAAATTCATAACAATTATGGCAACAAAGGCAACAAACAAAGTTCAGAACAGACCTCTCTATGAGATTGCACGTGACATCCGCAAGGATTGGAAAAACCCATACTTCGGAGCAAAGCCTTACCTTGACGCTATGGCTACACTTGACTCAATCAACGACAACTATGGTTGGGATTCGGCTGATAGCATTGTGCGCTATTTCCTTGGCAACGCATCCACATGGAGAGGTGAGACCGCAAAAACCATCAAGAAAGAACTGAAAGCAATGGTAGGACTGAAATAAGCCTACCTTGCTTCTCTAACGATACTTTTTTTATCTGCCTGCGCTACCGCTTGTGAAAGTAGTAGTGCGGTCAGTTTTTGTTATATATCGGACTTAAATAAGTACACCATAGGTATAACCAGCATTAAATGGCTCACGTTTCACAACGTAAGCCATCGGAGTTTATTACCTTGTTTAAAATAGTGAAAAATAGTTGCGAGAAGGGATGAATTCGAACCACCAACTGCATAAGCCGTTTATTGCTAATGTTTTCTACCTTACACCGCTTTTGGATATTGTAAGTGTTTGACCTTCTCGATATTAAATAGGGTGGAATACTCGTCACCACTCCATAGGGTAGTTTCAACCCCTTATGGCACATCTGTGCTGTCCTCTCGAATTACGATACTATCTCTGCACTTTAAGGATAGGTAGGATTATAAGATACTCTGTGAGGTCTTATTACTTTTATTGCACCTACTGACTATAATTTTTCCTAAATTAATAAATCAAATCACGCATAATTATTTTCTTTGTTTAATTGTTAGACTTATTTAAGTACGTCTCCCATCCTTGGTTGACGATGCAAAGGTACGAAATTATTTTAAACTGACCAAACACATCAGCAATTTTTTTTGTTAAAGAGTGTTAACCTATATTTGTACTTAATTAAGTACGCCATAGGGGTACAGACACAAGAAAGGGGAGGTCTCCCTCCCCTCTCTTTACTTTTCGATGTTCGCCCACATTTCCTCAATCTGCGGTGTCTTACCAACTGCAATCACGTTGGAGAACTTGTAGTTACGGACTTGGAGAATGTCCTTATCCTCAATTCCCATTTCACTCTGTTTCTTGGACTTGTTGGGAGCGACATAGAGGTGGTTCTTAATGAACTCCGTCTCTTCCTCGGTAGCGAAGCGGCAAGTACCATCGAACTCGAACACGATGTAGAAGGTCTCGAAGGTGGTCTTGTCGTTGTCCTTGAACAGAAGTGTCAGTTGCAGCGACCCATCTTTCTGTGCTCTCTTAATCACGTTGGGAACAACCCAATCGTAGCCGTTGAGGGCATCAGACTTGAAGTCTGCGGCATCACCTTGCTTGGTCAGTTGGCGGTTCACAGCGTCCTCGTAGGCATAAGCCTTGGCGTTAGTCACCTTGGTGATTTTCACCACACTTGGCATGGTGCTGCCGAACTGCTCGACCCATTCTACTGCCGTAGCCTTGGGAGCACGGAACTTGGGTGTTGAACGTGCTACGAAAGCGTAACCGAACTTGCAGAGTGACATTTCCTTGCAAAATGCGATGGTGTCAAAAACGTTCACTACTGCGTTACCTAACTCTGAAATTCCAAATGTCTTACTCATTTCTTTGAAATTAAATTGTTTTGTGGCAATATTGCCGATGTGTATCAATGTTTCAAAAATCACGTTGTCTCTGAAAGACGATGCAAAGGTACGAAATAAATCTGAAACCACCAAACATTTACCCCATTTTTAAACACTTTTTAAGGAAAAAGACTCTCTTTTAACATTCGTTTACAAAAAAACCGCTATTTTGGCTCATTTTCCATGCTCACTAACTGACTACCTTTGCACCCACATATATAAACAGATAGGAAAACGCACATATACGCACACATATAGGGCAAAGAAATACAGATAAAGCCATTTAAGGCACTTTTTAAGCGTTTTAAGAGCGTTTTACCTATATGGTGGATAACTTTTATATCTGACAACCTAAAAACGTCTTAGAGAGCCTTAAAATGAGCCATTTAACATTTGTATACATTTGAGCATCAAAAACTTAATAAACGTTAATTGTTGGGTGCATCTGTTAGGTTTATGCTTTTCCATGTACTAATATAATAAAGAGACAACAAAAATGATGTTTAACCCAAAAAATAGGAGATTAAGGCATGGAAACGTAAACAAAAGTTAAAAAACGGCATTTTTTGTGTTAAAAAATGTATTTCCTTCGTTTTTCTCACAGAAAATGACTACCTTTGCACTCGCAAACAAGAAACAAGAAGTTTAATTTAATAAAGTATCAGTTATGAGAAGTATCAATTTTAAGGAGAACAAGAACGTTGTACGCAACGAGGGTTTGAACATCTACATGAGCGAAATGAACGCTCGTAAGCCGCTTTCTGATAGCGAAGTAAGGGAGTTAATCACCAAGGCACAGAACGGCTCACTGAGAGCACGTAACAAGGTTGTAGAGGCAAATCTCCGTATCGTTTGGAGTATTGCTGCATCCTATAACGGAATGGATAACTTTGAGGATATTTTGCAGAACGGAAACTATGGTCTCTGCATGGCAGTGGACACCTTCGATGTTTCACGTGGAACAATGTTCAGCACATGGGCGTTAGAGCAAGTTCGCAAATATATCGGTATCGGTCTGACTGACGAGAGCCGCACAGTTCGCCAAGGTGCTCACATGGTGAAAGCCAAGGCAGACTATCACGCTGCAAGCATGGATGCACCTTTGGGCAATGAGGATGGCGATGAAAAAACTTTACTCGACACCTTTGCAAGCAGCAGCCGAGCCGACAACATCACAGACGCTGCCGATATGAAGTTGAAAATTGAGTACCTTATGAGGGGCTTAGACGAGCGTGAAAAGGCGATTGTGTGCGGTCTCTTCGCTATCGGATGCACTGAGGGTGAATGGACTGAGGGAACACTCGCCAAGCGTTTCAATCTCACCGAGGAACGAGTAAGGCAAATCAAGTGGGAAACGTTAAAAAAGATGAGGGAAATGGCTTGAAAAATCTTGACAAAGGTAGGGTGAGAGCCTTACCTTTGTTTCACATGAAACATTATAGGGAGTATGGTGGGGAGTAGGGTGACGAGATAGGTAACCCCACCCCCCAAGGGGGATTTTTAACACTCTTTAACACTAGACAGTTTTGTAAATAAATTCCAGGGAAAAATTTTCATCTTTTTCACAAGGGGGTCCTCTTTTTTTCCTCTAATGGTGTTTCAAAAAAAATTCTGGAAAAAAATTTAGAATGGTAATTCATAATCCTCTCTATGTGGATATTTAAATCCATATTTTTGTTTTGGCTTTATTTTATTTTTATATATAGCCAATCTCCAATTTTGTCTAAACTGTTTTATTTCCTCTTCTGTTGCGTCTTTTGCGAACATATAGGAATTGGAGTATGTCTCACCGTTATCATCCTTTACGTATGGTATGAATGGATTCATTTGTGCTGAGAACTTTCCATATATCTCATATCCATAGATGTCTGAGAGTTCTGCTTGTATTCTATCTGCATGTCTTAACCATCCGTCTTCTACCCTTGTTAGCAGTTTCATAGATGCTGTTGGGTCTTTGAAACCTGGATTGTATTGTGAGAACACAACGAACTTTCCAATCCTTTGTCTCAGTTCATCAACTGTCTTAATTATCATCTTGTGGTTTGATTTTAATGAGTCCTTTTTCTATTGCTTCTTGTCTTTTTAGGTATATCCTATAGAGTAATTTTTCTATTATGGTTAATTCTCTTGCGAATTGTTGTGCGTTTGAATGTGTTTCTGTTCTTCCTTGGTAATTTGGTACAGGAGTATGTTTTATAAATTTTTCGTTACTTTTAAATACCATTGTATCTGTTCCGTATATATTATGGTATCTAATTGGATGTTGTACGTCTTCGAAGCTAGTTTCTCTAACAATTTCAGTAATTTTCTTTGCCCATGCGTATATTACTTTTCCATCCTTTTCTCCATTATCTGTATAGTAGAAATAGACAAAATTTCCTATACAGTTTTCTAGTTCCTCAATTGAATCGTAGTATTTCATTAGATTGTAGTTTTTCTAATGTAGATATACTTTGGGTATCTTCCCAATACGAACAGTGTTACTGGGCATATCCACATCCTCGTTGTTTTATCCTCGTCATTTGGGTCAACGTGTGTATAGTTTCTTCCCCATATGAGTTTATCTTTCCATGATGTCCATTCCTTCGGTAGTGGTTCAGCTATGAATTCATCATAGACTGTTGTTGAATAGCTGACTGGTTTCTCTGTGCAAATGACATTGACAGTAACTTCATTTTGTCCATTTGCATAGAGTTCGCAGAGTGTATCGGCACCAGAGACCATTTCTAGGTTTCCGTGTTCGAATCCCCAGTGTTTAAAGTCGTAGTACCATCTTTTGATAGTTGAATCGACTTCAGCCACAAAGTGAAGGTTATATTCATTTTTCTTTACCAATACGTTTTTGATAAGGATTAGAATTGTGTAGATTTTTTTCAATAGTTGTTTCATAATGTCTTATGGAAATTTGTAGAATATCCTTTCTCTTGGAAAGAATACTTTAGTTATTACCATTCTCTTGCCGATATTTTTTTTAAATTCTTCCACTTGGCTGCAAGAGAAATATTCTGACACATCTTTATTTGTTGTTACCTTATATGCTACGCCATTCTTCACCTCTTGTTTCGATATTCTCAGTACTACCTCATGTGGGTTATGTTTTGCCTTAATGAGTTTGCCTTCGTAGAGAATCTTATTTGGTGGGTAACGCCAAAGTGATGAGTCAATTTTATATTCGAATGACTTTAAATCCTTTGTTGATGAAAAGCTCACTTGATATTTTCTCACTAGCAGTTCCTTATCGTTCTGTTTAACGATAACGCTGTCTTTTGCTACTGATGCGCATTGCACGATGAATGTAATGCCAAACAGTGCAAGGGCTATAATAAGTATAAGTAAAAATGATTTTGGATTCATATCAATGTTGCTTTAGTCCAATTTCGAGTCCAATGTTTGTCTGTTTGTACGTGGTTGGGTCTCACCCATTTGCATACGTTATGTGAGAATTCATCGTTATGGAATGCCTTAGTTAGTCTTACAACAACTCCCTCACGATTATCTCCAAAGAGTGATGGTTCATTCACTAATGAATTTACCAAATCTTCCAATTGTTTTTCTGATTCTATTTTTCCTCTCCACAGTTCTGGGACTGTGGGTACTCCTAGTATTTCAGCCCAATACTTGATAAAATCCCAAGATGCCCAATATTGTGTTGTTTCATCATATTGCGCAAACATAAACCAATATGATGGTAGTTTATCGTAATGTATTGAGTGCTGTCCATAGAGATTTTCCCCAAATACGATTTCGTTGTCTTGGAGTAGTGGTTTCACTTTCCAATACAGTCCATCATCACCCCAGAGGTTACGTGACCAAGGGGTACGTGTAGGCGCACCATGACTACGTGCATATACATCTTGCGAGGTAAATGCAGTATTTTCCCCATCGAGTTTTTCTGTGATGACGATTTCTTGGTTTTTGAAATAGTCAAACCAGCCATCTTTCAGTTTCTTGTCATCTTTCGTAGCTCCTGGAGAATATGGCAGATGATATGTCTTTGGATATTTCATTGTTTATATATTTTTTCGTTCACGACTTGTATCTCAAGGTCTCTGATTTTTTCTCTCCACTTATGGTCGAGTTTTTCCCAATATCTATTTTCTTCTGGTGTCAATGACCATTGAAATGCCATATTAATGAGTTCGTGATATTCTTCTGGTCTGAACAGTACTCTAATTGGTTCAATCGTAAATGGGTTAATAATATTTTCAATCGTTTTGAAATACGACCATTTCTGTTTTCTCACGGCCCTTTGATACCCACGTAGTGCGTTATTCTCTTTCAGAAACAAGAGGAATTCTGCAACCATTTGTCTATATGTAGCTTTTATAACTTTCATTCTCCCCACTTATTAAGTCTGTCCGTTGTTAATAGTTCAAAGTACTCATGCCAATCCAAGTCAACCTTATCTGGTTTCCTGCAATCTGTCAAGTCGATACCCATATACTTGATGCATTGCATTGGTTTGATTTGTCCTTTTTCTGCCTCAAGGTGGTGTTTTGCGCATAGTGCAGCACCATTGGATAGGTAGTATCCTCCATCGTTAAAGAGTATTCTATCCATGATGTGATGTGCGTCTACTGCATCGCAGCCGCAATTGGGTACACAGCATTTGCCATTTGTCTTGGCGAATACTTGTTTCTTAAATTCCTCCCTAGTTAGTAGGTCATTGTTATTCCACGCCATTTTCTTTTGCTTCATTTTTACCAAGTTCATAAAAATGCTTTGCGAATGCAATAAATTCTTTATGTGTCATTTCCATCCTCGAATTCTCATCCCATCCGACATCAGAGAACACATAATCCCAACATTCTTTCGCTTCTTTTTCTAAATCAACCATTTTCTTTTGCTTTTTTAGCTTGTTCTTTCATATATTTGTCAAGGTTAAGTATTCCATCAATGAGGTTTGAGCCACTGTTTTCTAGCTCTTTATCTTCTAGGATGGATTCTTTTGCTTCACGTAGTGTCCATGAATTTTTTCTTGGCTGTGGGGCCATCATATACACATAATCTTCCCCATGCAGTTCTATTTCCTTATTAATTGCGTTAAGCGCAATCTGTTTTGCTTCGTTTCTTGTCATAATAATATAATTTTCTCAACTGCAAATATATGAAAAAAAAGTAAATTAGCCAAATTATTTAAATAAAATTAACTATTTATTGGCATGAACAGAAAAGTATATATAAATTCAAAGCAATATAATATTATAAAGGAATCCGAATGGAATTTTCATTTTGGTAAGGAGCATAATGGTAAACCTTACATAAGTGATAACAAATATCAGATGGCTGGTCGTGAGACTGGTCACTTTGGTAGTGGTACATATTTCAGCACTTATCGTGATATTAAGGATATTGACAAATATGGTGAACTAAATGGTAATCAAAATCCTAATTTTATTGAGATTAAAGACCATATGTATAGGGTTGATTTTGATTTTTACAAGAATTTATATAGGGTAAGGAGCAAGAGGCAAGGTGACATATTATATACGATGATGGCCAATTTAAATCATATGTTTTACAAGATAACTGAAATGGGTCGTTTCGTTAGTAAGAATGCCAACTATGATAATGCTAGTCTTTATCAAGAAATTAAAGCCAATGCTGATGCTTTAAACTTAAATTGTCCTAGTTATTATCAATTGACTAGAATGGCTCAGAGGCATGAAGGTAGCCAGTCATTTTCCACTTTATTTATGGAGTGGAACGGTTACAATGGCGTTAATGTGAGTGGTGTTGATTATTATGACAATACCAAGCATGGCAGTGTGATATATGACTTATCAAAGGTGAATACTGATATGGAGGAAGTAAGTCCTAACAGTTTATACACTAGTGAGAGGGATTCTTCTTATAATGATACTGTTGCTTATGATGAATTTAGCAATTACAAGATAGCTGCGTTGAGGGGTAAGGATTTATTTTGGACTAGCAAGCTTAATGATATGCCTAGGAATGAGGCACTTAGAATATTAAAGAATCACCTTGACAGTGGAAATGTATTAGACCCATTCACATTGGAGAAATTGAATGATGATTTATTATCTCGTTATTTAAGGTTAATGTTTTCGAAGGATTCTTCTGATAGGTGGGGTAATAGGGTATGCGATGAGGTTTTGACTGGTAGTAGCAGCAAGTATTATATTGAATTGATTGAAAAGGTTAATGGCTATTATTGGGTTAATTATGAGTCTCGCAAGAGTAGTGGTTTAATTGCTTTATTGAGGTCGTTTGACAGAAATTTGGATTGGGGTTTGGATTCTTCTGAGGAAATGAGGTTAAAAGAGGAATATCTTGAGAAATTGAAGGGATATATGTCAAGACCAACCAATGAAAGGGAGGAAGAATATATAAATGGTGATTACTTTTATGATTGGAGGTCAGATGTTGAGTAATAACATACATTTTGATATAAGGTACTCATACAGTTTTGGCGTGCGTGCCTTATTTATTGCTGATATTTTTGAATTGAATATGCCTCCCATTGGGAACACTATTCTCTTGAAGTTCTTGCAATCCTTATAGATTGTCTCGAAGTCATCGTCAATGACATTTTTAAATTCCTCTAGGTCATCGTCTGTCCAGCGTCCGTTAATTCCTTTATGTTGTGAGTTATACCAGTGTTGTGTTGTAATTGGGTATGCGTTGTCAAGACCTCTAATCAATGCCGTTGTCATTGATGGGTAGTGTTTGCCCTCTCCGTATTTCTGTGAATACCATGAAGAATTTGGGATAAGTGACTTACCACTATCCCTATCTGCGTTGTCTGTGAAGATATACATGGAGTTTTTATCTTCCATTACGTTTTTTCTCGTGTATGGTATTGAGCTTCTTATAACTTTCATAAATTTCTGTCCAGTTTTCATCTATATAATTACACCATTTTAAATATATAGTATATAATCCATCCAAAGTAGCTTTCATTTTTATTGGGAATATCAAGTCATTAGGTGTATATAAACCCCCTATTATTGATTTCAATCTTTCTTTTATTTTTATTTTTGAAATAGTGTTTCCAATAGTATTGATGGTGTTATTAATTCTTATTATGTTATAACCGACATTTGACCCATGTTTTGAATATCCGTAAACATACATAATTCCCAATGCTTTTTCTTTTTTTAAGAATTGGATAAGTATTTTTTTGGTTAATTTAATTTTAAGGTTCTTTTCTATCATATTTTGTTTATTTTAGGCAAATATATAATTAATAATTGTAAAAAACAAATATTTTAAGTATTTTTAGATATTTATGTAATATGGGTGTAATAGGGAATATAAAGGCTTCAATTGATGACAAGTCATCAATGAGCGTTAACAGTATAACGTTATTGGCATCTGCCCTTATGGGTGTGATTGTTGGACTTGTAATGTGTTTCGTATTGGTATATGACGTTGTTTACGATGGCAAGGTTGATACCGATATGGGAGACATGGCTATGCTATTGATGTCTAGTGGTGTTTACATTCTTGGTAGTGGTGCTCCAAAGGCTTATGTTGATTCTCGCATGAAGACTCGTTCTTGGGTTGAGAATGAGAAATTGCAGATAGAAGCTGAAGAGGACGTTGAGGACTACAGAGCAGAAAGAAGAAGAAAGAGAAGAAATAAGGACCAGATTGTTGATGTTGAAGGTAACATTGACGCTGGTTCTGAAGATAACTTAGATAATGAATAAAAATAATATGAACAAGAATATTCTTAATTATATTGAAGAATGTGAAGCTTGGAAGGTTGGGATAAAGAATCTACACTGGAGTGCTGATAATATGTCCCAGCATGAGTTGTGTGATGACATTGCCGATGAGATTTCAAATTTTGAGGATTTGGTATCTGAGGTAGAACAGTCAATTAGCGGTAAAATCAAGTTAAATGGTTTTACTCCAAAGAGTTATAAGATTACATCTTTAAAATCATTTGTCGAAGATGTTATTTCTGCTAGCCAGTCATTCTTGAAGGAACTTGAGGGAATGGGTGAGAAATACGTAGGTATTAAGAGTGAGTGTGAGACGTTTATTGGTACAATGCAGAGGAAGTTATACCTTGTCAACTTTACGCTCAAGGAAGAGCTTAAAAAGAGGCTTAGAGACAGAATAAATGAGTCAAGACCAAAGAACTTAGCCAATACAGAAGATGTAGAGAAGTTCATGGGTAGAAGACCAAAGACAATCAAGGCTAGAATTAACCAGATTTACAGAATTGTAAAGAAGTATGGTATTGACTCAAGGAAATACCACGATGAAGCTTGGCAAGCGATTGACGATTACTACAGAGCAATTACATCTTTAGGTTGTGAGGTTGAGTTGAAGCCTTGTGGGCATTTAAACAATGCTGATAGCATGGAGTCTGATGGTGGATATTGTGATTATGACCCATACGACCACATGCCACGTTCAAAGCAGTATGCCATTAAGATAATGTTCGATGATGGAATGAATATTGAAGGATATATTAAGTGTATGGCTGCTGGAACTGTTGAAGACCCATTCGCAAGCTATGACACTTGTATGGTTCTCTGGCCAAAACAGAATAATGTATTAGAGGCTAAAAATATGAGTAAACAAATGAGATTAACTGAGGCAGAGCTTAAACAAGTTGTTAAAGAGGCTGCGATTAAGATATTATCTGAAACACCATTAAATTATGATATTGATAATTTCAGTGGCAGATGGACTAAACCTAATAATTGGAACGTTCCTAACACAGACTTAACAAGTGGAGAAGAATATTTTGATGATGAAGGGTATTTGGATGACCCATACAAAAAAAACGAAATTGAGGATGCCCTTAAGGACGATGAATGGGAATGGGGTAAAGATATGGATTTAAAAGGTGCTGAGAATTACTATTCTTGGGATAGATTCGATGGAAAGCCAATTGCCCAAGGTCTTGACCCATATTATAAAGTTGGAAAAGGTGCTGTTGGTAGAGAGGTAGATGATGCAATTTCTAGAAGGAACAGAGAAAATGACTGGTCTGATAGAGAACTTATGAATGGCTATAGAATGATGGACAAATGGGTAAACGGTAAACGTGATACTGACGATATTGGCGATGCATGGGATGATATTCATTATGAAAGTAAAAAGCCAATGAAGGTCACAGAAGCAGAACTTAAGCAAATTGTTAAAGAGGCTGCAATTAATTTAATTAGCGAGTACACTCAGAAACAAGCCAATACTAAAGGATTCATAAGGTCAACACATGGTCATAGAAAAGGATATAAAAGGCAAGCAACACCTGAAGAAAGAGCTGAAGCAAGAAGAAGACTAGGAATTCCAGAACCAGAGAAGGTAGAGGAAGAGTCAATTGATATTGACCCAAAAAACAAAGGAAAATTTACAGCAACTAAAAAAGCTACTGGTAAGTCAACCGAAGAGCTTACACATTCTAAGAATCCTTTAACTAGGAAGAGAGCAAATTTTGCTAAAATGGCAAAAAGGCATTGGAAACCACTAAAAGAGGGTGAAGGTATAGACGATGGAATGGAGTTTTTCCGTTCAGAATTTCCAAACGGAAAACAAGGTGATATAGATTATTCGTGGCATATGAATGATTTAAACCGTCATATTGATAAGGACATTGACTCAAAGTATTCTGATAAGGAATCTAGAAATCACCCATATTCTGAATATTTTGACAGCAGTGCTCCATATAATATGGATAGGCTTCACACATTAAATCGTTTGGATAAGAGGGATTCTTTTGGAAATTTCTATCCAGATGACCATGCATACTATTCAGATGGTTCGGCATTCCCTTCTGCTGATTTTGCAGATGGAAATGATTTCTATAAGTACAAAAAATAAGAGTTGAGATTATTTCTCAACTCTTTCTTTTTATCGTTTCTGTTGTACTTACTCTTGTCTTTATAGACACGATTCATAGAAACAAATTGACCGCCACCATTGCGTTCAAATTGTTCATTGCGACTGAGCATTCTCAGTATCTTGTACTGTTCCGTGCTCTTGGTTGGTTTTGACATTTTCATCCTTACTAATTTTTATAAAGGTTAAATTACGTTTAATTTTATTTCTCACATCTTCTCTCAATCCTTGGAAGTATTTCTCTTGTTCCTCATTGAGTCCGTATGCGTCTCTAAGTTCTTCCATCATTGCAAGTGCATATTCACCTTCAATAATGATTGGTTTGTCATCATCAATCCCTAACATAATCATTCAGTTTTTTCGTCTGTCACTTGCGTAAGTACACCATCTTCATCAAGAATGAATGCTTTCCTACAGTCTAAGCAAGCCCATTTATCTGTAATCATAGGGTCTTTATTCTGTTGTGTGTGACCGAATATCTGGTAGTCATATCCCTCAACAATTGAATCAGCATTTGGGATTATATTATACTCAAGAGAGTCATCTAGGTCTATTTTTTCTCTTACATCTGACCACACAATGCTTCCGCTATCTTCACCAAACCAGCTTCTATAGCTAGATATATCTGTTAGCGTTCTAACACCATTAGCAGAATATAGCAGTCTTGTCAAACTATCTGGTGTTATTTCATCAATAACCCTTTTATTCCTTTCCACCCATGAATTCAAAAGACCTGCATGTGAAAATAAATATTTTTTATCTCCAATAGTTTCCTCATGTGCAAGTTCAAACAAGCTTCTATGGGTTTTAAAATCCTCTATAATATGATAGGCATTGCTTGAATCATATCTTGAGCGTGTGTGGAACTCTTTTGACCAGTAGTGTAGGTCATGGTTTCCTAGTAGAAGTACAACTTTGTCACTATTATTAATTTTATAATCTATAATTTCCTCGAAATTTCTAATTGCACCTTTCCTAGTGATTCCTTCATCTGGATATGGGTCAAGGTAATCACCAAGAAAGATTATTTTTTCAACTTTGTCTTCATACTGTGAAACCGCATCCTTCCAAAATGTTCTCCCATGAACATCTGGGATTATCAGCAATTGTTTCATGTTCTTTCTCCTTAATTTGAATTGTAGAATGAGTTATTTTCTGTTCACTGCAATACATTCTCCAAAGTTCTGTAATGTAGTGAAGTTTTCCGTATGGTATTCTACCATATCTATCATAGGCATCCTCATTGTTATATGCGAATGGGAACAATAGAACTAGGTCATCGTACCAAGGGTATAAATTTGCTCCTTTACGGTACAGTCTATTATGGCTTGCGTTAACCATATTACAGTAACTCTGGTAGTTATTTACCCTTTCAATAAAATACTGTTTATAAAGCTGAGAGTAGCTGCCAAACTCCTTGTTCATATAGTAATGGAACGTACCGATGAATTTGAAATCTTTCAAAAAGTTATAAAACATTTTGAAAGCCTCTTCTGCTGTAATATCCCATTCACCAATCATCCTATAGTAATGACTATCAAAATCAATGAAGTTTGAATTAACTCTTGCCATTTTGTTTTATTTTTTAAATTTACTTTTTAATAGTTGTTTTCCTATTTTTTCTTCAACCTCATACCAAGATATTGGTGTGTAGTTATTATTATCTACGCCAACATCATACTGCGTTGGAAATAAGTATTTCAATCGTTCAATGTCTTCTCCTTTACAGTTTGGTCCAGAGTGTACGTGTCCAAAAAGCTGATATACAAGACCTTTTGGGTCACGGTATGTTCCACCATAGCATAGGAACGGAACGTGATTCAAATAGACTTTCCTACCTTCAATTTCGATAAGTAACTGTTGTGTAGAAAACTCGAAAAGCTCATTGTATTGTGCTTCTGACTGACATCCGTTCCTAAAATCATGGTTTCCTTTAATTAAAATTATCTTTCCATTCAGTCTCTCTCTGATTTTCTTGTACTCTTGATAGCCTCCCCATCCGAAATCGCCTAGGTGGAACACCAATCCATCTTCTGGAACCTTATTATTCCAATTTTCGATTAGTGCTCTATCCATTTCCTCTGCATCTTTGAAAGGACGGTCACAAAATTTGATTATGTTTGAATGACCAAAATGAGTGCCTAGGTGTCGGAGGTGAAAAACACCTCCGACCCATTATTATATTTAAAGCCTACCTTTTTTGACATATTTGTTTTTTTTATATTACTTACATAAGATGCGGATATATCTAATTTTTTAGATATGTCTTTATTTCTTATACCATTATTTAACATTTCTATTACATTTTCTCTTACAACTTTTGATGTTGTATATCTACTTACATATGTTTCATCTATTTTATCCCATTTACGTTTTAAAACTGGAAGATTTTTTGTTTCTTTTTTTAATTTAGTTACAATATTTGAATTAGAAATATATAACTCGCAATATCCTTGTTTATTTATACTTACATGTTTTGTATCATATTCTATTATATTACAGAACTCTTTCAGAATTTTTTCCCAAGATTTATGAGTTTTAATACGTATAAAACAGTCTTTCCTTTTATATTGGTGCTCAATATTTCCATCCCCATCAATAAATCCAATTAAAAGATATTTTAATAATTCTTTATCATGATTCAGTATTGTTTTTGGCGGATTATAGGTCTTGTTTTGTTCTATATCAAATTTTTTACACAACTCCCCAACAACCTCAGTATGTTTAGCCGCAACACCTATTCCAAGTTCTCCTCTATCTTCTAATTTTCCACTCCATTTAATGAAATTAGCAAATTTTTTCACTTGGTCACTGTCTTTCAGTGCTAAATGAAATTTAACTCTACCATTTTCAAAATGTCCGTCTGCCAAAAGAAAACCAACCCAATAATATGCTTCTGGTGTTTCTTCAAGTAATAAAGATAAATCGCATTTTCTTTTTGCTCTAGCACGAGACGCACAGTTTCTACATATGGCATTGTTTTTTTCTGCTAAGTAATACGCTGAATATGACCCATATTCTAACTCTTTACCACATATCTTACAAATTCTATTATATTTTTTCATTGTAGATAACATTACCTACTATAAATATAATATTATTGTGGAAAATATCAATAGTCAGAAGTAAAAATTATTTAATGTTACAAAAGTATTTTCAAATCTTCAATGTTTAAGGGATTATCTACCATTTCGATAGTTCCATCCTTATACTTAATAAAAACACTTTTATCTTCGTTCATGGTAATGGTTTCAATCTTGTCTTCATCAACGACTTTCGGTACGTATGAGAATAGTGCCTTGGAGAGCATGAGCATACTGAGTACTGACAATGATGCTATTTCATTCGCAGAACCATTTTCCAATATTCTGTTAAACTCTTCATCCCTAATGGCGCAAGAGCGAGTGTAATTATCCATGAATATCTCCCACTTAAATAGCATTTCATGTAACGTAGAGTCATTAATTATAACTTTATTAAAGCAATCTTTCCATGTTATTGATGTTTCAGATTCGTGATTTGATACATTTTCTAATGTCGTGCGAGTAACGAACCAGCAATCACCTCCTAGGTCTTCAATCATTTTCTTCTCATTAGGAAATCTTACATCATCAATTACATAATTAGTATTTTCATCTATCATTTCTCTAACTTTGTTGACATGCCAATCCTTGTTATACTTCCTAATGTAGTCAGTACCAATGAATTGCAGCATATCCCTAACGGTCTCTATGTATTTACCGTTACAGAGTTCCTTAGTGGTTTCTAATGGTATATCAGTTTCTTCAGATAGTATTTGGCAGACATCTTCTCCAATTGTTATCTGGATTGGAATACCTTCATTTTTCGCTCTATTGAGTTCATCAATTGAAATATCCAATATGTCTGCACAAAGTTGCTTTAGTGGTAATGCAAAATAAAGTTTCTGATAGCCATTCGCTTCGCAAATCTTAGCCAATTCAGTTTTACCACTTCGCATTCGTCCAGCAAATCCGATAACCATATTACCTATCCTTTAGAGACTCATTAATTATAGTAATGAAATCCTTTTCAGGGATATTTCCCATTACCTTGTATATAGGTTCACCGTCTTCGTCTACCAATACTGTTGTAGGAACTGACCTAACTTGATACTTTTCAGCTAGTACCTCTCCGTCTTCATCTTTCTCAATATCAATTTCCTTAAACTCGATGTCCTTATATTCTTCCATTTCACTTACTCTATGAAATGTACTTCCAAATGCTCTACATGGACCACACCATGTGGTTGATAACTTGATTATTTTTTTAACTTTGTTTGTGTTCATAATTTAACTTTTTTGGTTTTTTTATTTTTAAGTAGGTCAGAGAAAGCGTTTACTTTTCTCTTACCCATTGAATTCATACTTACTGTAGCACTAGTAAGTATATCCTTATCTATTTTTTGTGCGTTTCTAATTATTGTTTTCACATTGGCTTCATTGAGCACAATCTTCGTTGACTTGTTAAGTACTTGGTTTACTTGAGTTTCAATTCTCTTCAGAATTTTTATATTGTTGCTGTTTGAGAAATCGAATTGTTCAAATTCCTTTTCGTCAATGAATCCAAGTGTATTTTTTGCTCTAGTGTAGGCAACATACATAAGGTTGTATTCTTGCTTGATTTCCCAGTCTTTCTTAGCTGATTTGCTAGGCATTAGTGAGTTACACACGATGTATACGTTATTTGCCTCAAGACCTTTTGCCTTATGTACTGTTGATAGTGCAATACCGTCTTTTTTATCCCTAGCTGGGAAAATCTCATCTATCTTAGCCATAACCTCTTCTGCTGTGGTTAAGCCCTCAGAGAGAATTTCTAATGCCTTTATACTATCAAGTTTGCTTTGTATCTGTTGGCTTTTAATTGCTGTCTCTTCGTCTATTCCGAATTTATCCATCAGTTTATTCCTAGAGACAAATAAATCGTCATATAGCCTTACAAATACGCCATCATCCTTTAAATCAGCATTAAGCTTATCTTGTTTAGTACTTCTTACCAATGTTTTCAAATTTGCGCCAATATCTTTTCCCCTAATGAAAGCTTTTTTACCTAATTTCAAGAAAGTGTTATATGCTTGAACTAGTGGAGCATTATTTCGGCAAAGTACCATATCTCCGTCACAAACAACATCTAGTGGTACGTCATGTAGAATTTCTCCCACCCTACCGTCATTGTTTGGCTCAATTGATGGAACAATTCTCTTTGCAAAATCCACAATTTTAGAGGCGCAGCGATACGAAATACTAAGAGGCAAGCAAACTGTATTTGGTATTGATTTGAGAGCATTGAATGATTGTGGGTCCCCACCAGCGAATGAGTACAGCATTTGCTGTGAATCTCCAACACTCACCAATCTTGTACCCATCTTAAAGCACTTCAAAATAAGCTCTCTCTCCGCTTTATTCATGTCTTGGCATTCATCTACCATGATAAAGTCGTAAAGCAGTCCTAGAGGCTTCAAATAAAGCACATGGGGCATCCAAATCATATCTCCGTAGTCGATATAGTCTAGTTCCTCTTTACCCCACCTCAAGGCTTCAAGAGCAATCTCCTTTTCGTCTGCAATAGTTTCAATATCGTACCTATCTTGGATAAAATCAAGGTCTTTAACAGTCTCACATAAATAGAACCTTCCGTAATTTATGTATTTTTTGATATTATCTAGATATTTGAAATACTTTCCACCTAGTCTATAAGTGTTGATTGATGTTAAATCACTGATATTCTCTTGCAAGTAAGAATCATATTTGAATGGGGTTAGTACGAGCTTCTTCTCTGGAAAGTTTTTCTTCAAGAATGCTAATCCTAATCCATGCAGTGTCTTTGTGTCAACATTTTTCAAGTCCTTGGTTTTCTTTTCCAATTCTTTTACGATGTCTGTATTGAATGCTGTTAGTAAAACTTTCTTAGTTTCTGGGATTAACTCAAGACTTTTCACAAGTGTTGATGTTTTTCCACTTCCAGCAGCAGCTTCAACTACAAGATGCCCTTGTCCATGCTCGATATAATCGAAAATGTCTAATTGGTATTTGGACCATTCGTAATTTAAGCTTGTGTTATTTTTTCTTTTTCCTTTTGTCATTTTTAACATTTTATGCAAATATATACAAAAAATGTTAAAAAACCAAAAAAGTGGGAAGAATTTTTAAATTCCACCCACTTAAAAATCAAGTATTATGAAAAAATCTGAAAACTTACTCAGAGTCAACCAATTCGCCCAAGAACTTCTTAGCCCACTCACGCAGATGCGGATTGTTGTGGAGAGTGTTCTTCATCTTGCTCTTAAACTCGTTAACCTTTGGGTCTTCCTCAAGAGCTTTCATACGCTTGTATTCAGACATGCGCTTGTTCTTTTCGTCAAGGAAGGCTACAAGCTCTGCCTTAGAAGCACGATTAAGGTTAATTTCAGAATCCCAAAGTCTCTCTCTGATAATCTTTACAAGTTCATCAGTTGACTTGGACTCGAAAGGAGAAACCTCACGTCTAGGAGCTTCTTCCTTGCGCATCTGAGGATGTTTAGGTGCGAAGCGTCCGTATTCGTCACGAGGCTGCTCAGGACGATGTACTGGTCTGCCATATCTCTCTTCCATTGCTCTGCGCAATTCCTCTGGCATTGGTGGAATGAAATCGTTTTCACCCTCTTCGTGCATAGGAGGTGTAGGACGAGAGAAACTTGGCCTACCAAACTGAGGCTGCATTGGCTGTGGCTTCGGACGTGCAAACACGTTTGGACGTGGAAGCGGACGCTCAAACTCTTCCTCAGTAGGAATGTTCTCATAATCACCGATAGGGGTGTCCTCAATAGGCTTAATCTCTAAGGCGTTGCCAGTTGCAATAAGCAGTTTGGCGAATGTTGAGAGTGAAATCTCTCCATTACCCTCAAGAATTTGCTTCAGTTCTCCGTCAGAAATTGCTAGGACGTAAGCAAGTTCTCTCTCGCTGGCATCAACCTCTCTCATAAAAGAGATAACCTTGTTTCTAATGTCGTTTTTAGCCATGCGAGTCCACTCGCTTGCTAATTTTTGTAACTGTTCTCTATTCATTTTTTAAAATTTAAGATAATTTTCAATGCAAAGATATATTTTTTATTTTTAATATCCAAATGATTTAACAGATTTTAACTATTCTTCCACATATTTTTTAGCTTTTCGCTTCAAGGTAGCCAAAATCTCTTCAAAAATTGGGATAACAGTATCATAGCACACAGTCTGATTGTGATATGGTGATGGTTCAAATGTCGTGCATGTTCGCCTCATTGACTCAATGAAGTAAACAAAGTTACAAGCAATGTCTTTGAAAGCGGTTATGTCACCCCTCATGTTGTTATAGAGGGCAAAATCAGTCTTATCACTATGTACCGTATCATGCATACAAGCTTTTATACCAAAGTGCTCACGCATCTTCATTATGTCTCTAGAGAAATTAAGAAGGTCTAACATCTTGGATTGATTCTTCAACTGCTCCAATTGCTCTTCTGCACTATTTTCACGGTTTTCTATCTTGGAAGATAGCATATCAATAAAGTCGATAGTTTCAGTTCCCAATCCGAACTTAAACGGATTGCCCATATATTCCTCAGAAAACTCAGACAATTTCCTCATTGATTCGGCTGTATTGTCGAATGCCTCTTCTGGAGTTACCTTTTTCTCGTCTTTATAACCAATCCAATAGTCGAAATAGTGCTCCCTACCAACAGCAACCATTTTATCGTATACGGATTTATGGTCCATGCAGAGCATAAAACACGTTCCGTTATACCTTTTGACCTCGTAGTCATGCATACTAGCATAGACTTTTCTAAGCTCTTCAGAGTGTTCATTATTCTCTTCATACTTGCGCATTACTGGCTCGTGTCCGAAAACTTTTTCAAACAATGCTAAAAGCTTTTCATAGTCTTCGATGGTCTCATGGTGATAATTGTTTGGGTCTTTCTCGCCATTTTTCAATTCAGCGAGACGTTCCTTAACGTCACCAATGGTAACTCCTGCAAGGTCGTGCATGACATCACAAAATTCCTCAAGAGTCATTCCAAAAATCTTAGTGAAAAGTTGGTGGTTAGCATCATCAACCACTTTCTCAATTGCCCCATAGTCATCGTATTCACCGAAAAATGGGGGTGCAATTGGAGTCATACCTGTACCAACAATACTGATAGGTGTATCGTCTCTAGCGCATGACCTAGAATAGCTGTCAGCACAGACAAACATCACAATTTCATCCCCATAAGTTATAGGAAGATGGCTAAAAAATCCAGTCTTATTAAAGCATCCCATAAGCTTTCTTTCTTATTTCAATTAATATATCGTTTACAGCATCTACATCAATAGTCTCTCTAAGTGTAGAGTTCTTGATGGCTTCATCGAGTTTTACCTTATCGGCATCCACTCTTGCCATAAGCTCGTCATATTCAAACTTATGGTTTCTGATGTTCATAAGGAATTCTTTATCCCATGTTCTCTCAAGGTTGATTCCACGACCCTCTGCAATCTCTTGACCCATGTGCATAAGTCTAACACAGTGCATCATGTTCTTTGAGTCATAGTTCTTATCAAGATTTGACTCATAACGCTTTGGATTGCGGAATTTCTCCCAGTCTTTGTACTCTTTGTACTTCTTGCAGTGGTCTTTGAAACCACTCTCATTGTAAACCATCCAACAAAGCGGTTTCTCTCCCTTTGAAACAGAAGAGCCTCTCATGTCGGTTGAGTTCTCAAGGCACATGCCACGATAATGAATTACCTCTTGGTTTTTATCGTACCACTCCTTCAATTGCTTTTTGGTATTGATACCATAGAACTGTCTGATGAACTTAGCGAACTTCTTGATGTCCTCGTCTACTTGTCCATAACCAAACCATCCGAAGAATAGAAGACCAAATGCATTTGCACCGAATGCAGCCATTTCGAGGTCTTCGTACTTTATAAGGTAATGATGGATATGAGCACCCCAATCGTAGTACACACCGTATGTATCGTGCATATTAGGAATATGTACGAGACCGCAGAAATCCTTATTAAGACCTCTGTTATTAAGCCAGTTCTTAATCTTTGTGCTACCTTGGTTATAGAAGGTATATGCGAAATCAAACGGAGTAAGTCTCTCTGTTACTGGATTCACAATCTTCTTGTTTAAGCCCCTAGCCTTATGAATCTGCTCAACAGCATAGGCGATAAACGGCTTGAAGCACTCCTTGGTAATGAATTGGTCTCTGTTGGCGAACAGAGGTGCAATGAGTTCACTTGGAGGTGTAATAATTTTAGATTCTGGAACGAACAGTGCCTCCAATACTGTCGGATTTGACTTCAACAGCATATTGCAGAACTTACCAATCTCATACCATGTTGTATCGTTTCTCTCATCTGATACTTGGTCTTGATAGCCAATTCCAAGGTCAAGAAGAGACTCTTTCTTAGCAATGAAGAGTCCGCTTGTGTCAACGTCAGAATCCTCATTGTTAAGACCATACAGATGTGAACCCCTTACATATTCATAAAGGAGTCTTCCGTCTTTGGTAATTGTTTCAAATGTATCCTTTGTCATAGTTCTTCAAATTCTTTTTCTAATGCTTGTATTCTACTAACTAGCTCACTATTGAGCGCATGGAAAATGGTCTCTTGCGTTTTTTCACTAATTTCTGATAGCCATACTATGCCACTATCCCTAGGAAAAGATACGCCAAATCTACCTTTTCTAGAGGTTTTGTTATACATGCTTATTAATTGTTCTTGTTCTTCCTTAACATTATCAATGTGTTCCAATAAAGCATTTCCTTTTTTTAGCTGTTCCGTATTCATATTAAGTTTTATTTTTTGCAAAGGTATGAAAAAAAATTGGAATAGCCAAATAACTACTCCAATTTTAATATTATTTAACCTTCACCCTCAAAATGGATTCTAGATTCTAGGTATTCTCTACCTTCACCTCTCAATATTGGCATTTCCTCGTCAATAACCCAATCACCTTCACCATTTTTAATGATTGCAGTACCCCTTTTCTCTGGGATTGACAAGTTATTCCAATTGATGCCGTATTTCTCCATGAGCATATCTTGCATTTGGCTACCGTTCTTACCATGCAGCTCTTTTGGTGAGAAATATGCTTGAGCTAATGAAGATACTGAATTTCTTGTTGCATCATTCTGTCTCCAAAGTACGCAGTTTGTAACTTCTTCCTCTGGGATGTTGAACACTCTAGCATCGAACAATCCACCATTCTTGATGCCTCTCATGTATGCTTTAAGAACCTTATCAACTTGGTCTGCTACGTCACCAAGATTCTCTTTATCTTTTGCACTTGCGGCATGTTCCTTAATGAAATCGCCACAAATTCTAGCGAAAATTCTATTAAAATATAATGTACACATAGATGCTGCTACTGAGCACATCTTTTCAACGCTATAGTCAAACCATGCGTCAGTATCAAGTGCATTATAATCAACTAATACAAGAGTAATCTCGTCAGACTGTGTGTAACCGAATACACAGCCTTGGATATTTTTACAAAGCTCTAATGTTGTTTCTTGCATTACACGCATAAGTCTCGCATCAAAAGGTTTTGCGAAGCCTCTTGTGAATGTGTGGAATGCTTTACCATCTAATCTAATGATTACTGGTGTTCTTCTCAATAGGTATGTCTTGGCTCTGTTCTCATAGTTATTTTTCATTCTATCGCCAAGACTGTCTCTTTTATTTGCCATGTTCCTTATTATATAATTTTTTTAATCTCTTAAAAAACAGTTTTTCATCCCTCTCTGGGTGGTCTTTCCAATCTGTCCTATTTATTTCATATCGTTTGTTCCATTTCCAGAATATGAATTCAATCTCCCAAAAATACCAATACTTATGTCGGTATGTTATGGTAGGTGTAAGATGTAATATCCTATATTTGTAGTCAGATTCAAAATCCTTCGTTACATCTGTGAATTCGTATTTGCCTATAATTTTACTCATAATGCAAAGATATAAAAAAACGTGGAAGATTCAAAATCCTCCACGTTAAATTAGGTTAAAAATCAAAGTCTTCGAAAGTCTCCCACCAATGTGTCTCACCAATAAGGTCGAGATTCATAGGAGGTGCTTCATTCAGTCTCTTGCGGACTGCATTGCACTTTGTAATAGGTGCGTTAGACTTTTTTTCCAAGCCACGAGCCACACAGTCCTCACCAGCTTCTACGAAGCGGTCAAATGCAGCATGGTCACTCTCGAACTGCCAACGCTTGTCGTAGTCCTCGCAACGTGGCTCATCAATCTCAAAACCTGCACCGAAGCGAAGGTTATCATCAGCTGGCTTACCACCGATACCCCATTCTAGGATTGGTGCGTTACCAAACTCGTTTCTTACTTTGAACTTTGGTGGTGTCAAATCCTCCCAAACCTTTCTCTTAGGAGTGTCGCAACACTTTGTTCTTTTACACTCAGTCTTCTTTGGCTTGCAGTTGAAAGCATCGTCAAGAATTGAGCTAATTTTCTCCGCAACTGTTTCCATAGTTGGGAAAGCGATAACAAAAATTTTTGCTTCCATAATCTAAATTAAATTTGTAACGTTAATCTTTTCTCTTACTTTGATAGTGCAAAGATATAAGTTTTTTTTTTAACTTCCAAATTTTACGCAACTTTTTTTTAATGTTTTTTAATATTTTACCTTCTACCACCAAAATGACCACGATTTCCACCACCCACAGTTGCTCTAGTTGAGCTTCTTGGTGTCATTGGTCTGCCAACATTACCACCTCTATTATTATTAGGTCTAACATTTGTATTAGGTCTCATGCCGCCATTTGGTCTATGATTAGTGTTTGGTCTTGGATGAGTTGGGTGTATATTAGGTCTCATGTGATATGTACTCCTATTTGGTGGTGTCACATGATACCTACGAGGTGGCTCATGCCTATAGAAATCTCTAGGAACTGGTCTATACATTCTCATTCTCTCTGGAGGCAATGGTCTGTGATACCTATGTAGATAATACCTATTATTATAGTAATAAGGATAATAGAACATATCACGATAGATATAGTACAATAGTAAACCTTCTGTGTTATAGTAAGGTGTACCATAAGTAACAACTACGCTGATGTCAACATTGTCATCGTAGTAAACTCCATCAACTTGAGCTTGCGCTGCTGTTACACAAGAAGATAATGTGAAACACATCATCAATGCTGCTAAAATACCAATAATCTTTTTCATACGCAAATTGTTTTTTAATAACTATTGCAAAGATATATGTTTATTTTCGATTTACCAAGTATTTATAGTATATTTAGGGATTTTCCAAAGAGATTTAGGAATTCCCCTACCACTAATAGGGATTTTATTATGAAACAGATTATAAGATTAACAGAAAGCGATTTACGCAAAATAATAGAAGCTTCAGTAAGAAGAGTTATCCAAGAAGGTGCTTTTGACAAGTACCCAAAAGATTTGATGGATATTGAATTGGATTCAAACCAGAACGTCAATGACCTAGGAATGGCTTCAATATATTCTCAGATGAACGACCCAATGGTTCGTAATATTACTGGTTCCACCATGCGCTCTATGATGTCAGATAGAATGGGTAATAAGATGGATTCAGATAGTGAAAGCCTAGATAACATTGAAGGAAAGGGTCAAGACAATATAACTAACCAGTGGCTTAACATCCCAAATGCTGCAAGGAATTTCAAAGAGTTCCCAAGGCAGTCTAGAATTAATGGTGGAGTTAAAAACTACGATAGTTTAGCAAATGGTAGTGAAAGAATAAATAGATATAAGATGGGGAGGGGTTAACCTTTCCCATTTTTTAATTCTAGTTTACATTTCTTTTTATTGTATATGTATTTTCCATTTAATCTCATGGAACATGCCAATTTCAGATAATCATCCATCCCTATTAATTTGGCATGTTTATCACATGCAGCCACAAGTGCTTCAGTGCAATCCTCTCCAAATACTTTAAATACTGTTGTACTAGTTTTACAAACAGCTAGGTATCTATTTGATGCCATACAAGAAAAATTCTTTCTATCCCTAATATTGTCAAACAGATACCACCCATCGTATTTTTTGATAAACGTTTTCATTTTTTCAAAATCAGTTTCTTTAAATAGTTCCAATTGTTTTGCTTCCATAATGCAAATATATGGATAAAAATTGTATTTGCAAAATATATAATGTTAATAAAATAAAAAATGGAGGTTTAATTGCCCCCATTGTAATATTTCATAATTTTGTGATAATAATTTTCCGTTTTAACTTTTCCTCTTAGTTAAAAATTGTATGCCGACAGACTTCCATATTTACTAATCTTATTATTATACCAATCGTCTAGCAATTGGCTTAGAAATCCGTTTCTTTCTTTTTTATCAGTTACTGTATTATTAAATTCCTTATCTAAAATATCTAACACATCTTGCTTCCAATAAGATTTCTCTGTTGGAAGGTGGTTACTAAGTTTTACGAAGATTCCTACATTTTCCCCATCCTTTTCAAATGTGGCTCTCATAAAGTTGTTGTCTAGGTATTTTCTAATCAACTCAACCTTATCACTGTAGGACTCTTCGATAATAGCATTATTTATCTTGTTAAAGCCATTTTCAGACAATATAATCGTTTTCATAACAAACTTACCATTTATTATAAATATTCGTTAATCATCTTTTTGCTCAATGGAATAAGATAAAATGTTGCCTCTGGTATTTCGAATACCTTTGTAAACCCTAGCCTTTCCCAATATGCTTTGGACCTTAATGATTCTTCAACACCAATCCAAATGAAATCATAATTTTTAATAAGAAAATCGGTATTGAAATATAGCATTTTTTTATCTAAACCACAATTTCTCAAGCGTTCGTCAATGACAAATGAGTGACCGTTTATTTGTTTATATCCTTCTAATGATTGGGATATTTCTTTCTCTTTCATTTGTATTGGAGAACCAACTTGTATTGGGTATTCTGTAAATATTAGTAAACCATATATTTCATTTGTGTATTTATCGACTAATTTTATAGATTCGCTTAATATCGCATTTGAATTAATCAATTGGTGTAATACAACCAAAGGAGACTTTAAATCAAATGCTTTTGCTAATGTTTTGCATATATTTTCTAAATCATGTATCGAAGTTTTATGTATTTCAACTCGTTCTAACAAGTCTTTACGAGATAAGTCATTATCTATTAACTTGTTGCATAAATCTATTTGCATACTTTTTAGATTTACGAATGCAAAGATATAATTTTTTTTTTAATTGCCAAAAAATTAAGATATTTTTGCTTATTTTCTTTAAAAATTATGGGGAAAGTTTATTCAAGATAAATCGCTTTCCCCTCAGTTTAATTATAAAATATTTGAAATTATGAGAATTAAAGAATTACTTAATTACTATCTCATCACCTTCACAAGACGCATGAAACACATATCTTGGCTTATAATCGTTTGTAAGCATGAGTTCCGTTATTTTGTCTTCAATGTTGGTTTGGATAAGCCTTATGATAGGTCTTGCTCCAAGTTCTTTTTCTTTTATAGCCTCTGCATGTATATAGTTTACTACATCATCAGTATATTCTATATTATATTCTATATTATTAAGTCTGTTATTAAATTTATTAATTTCTAATTTAACAATATTTTTTAAATTATCATCTGTTAAACTATTGAAATATACTATTTGGTCTATTCTATTAATAAACTCTGGAGTAAACTTTCTTTTTAGTTCTTTATCAATAATTGATTTCTTGTTTGTATCTTCATTACTTACGAATCCAAGTCCATTTCCAAGTTCAGCAGCTTTTCTAGCACCGATGTTAGATGTCATAAGCACAATGACATTCTTAAAGTTAACAACTTGGCCAGCACTATCTGTAAGTCTTCCTTCATCAAACAACTGAAGGAATACGTTGTAAACCTCTTGGTCTGCCTTTTCAATCTCATCCAAAAGAAGAACACAATGCTGCTTATGCTTGATAGCTTCTGTAAGCTGCCCACCGTTCTCATATCCAACATAACCTGGTGCTGCACCAGTCAACTTTGAAACTGAATTCTTCTCTGAATACTCAGACATATCAATTCTGATAAGTGCTTTCTCATCGCCAAATATTTCTTCTGCTAATTTTTTAGCTAAAAGAGTTTTTCCAGTGCCAGATTTTCCACATAGTAAAATGTTTGCCATTGTCTTTGTTTTGTCACCAAGCCCAACTTTGTTTCTCTTGATAACTCTGCATACACTGTCGATAGCTTCATCTTGGCCAACAATGCTTTTCTTTAATATATCATCAATGTGTGCAATCTTAGCTTTTTCTGAAGATGAAAGCTTGCTAACTGGAATCTTTGTAATTTCAGATACTACGTTTGAAATATCATCTTCATTGATTTCAATCGTCTCAATATCCTTATTATTGCTTCTCTTGTAATCTGCAATATCTGCATTCAATACATTCTGTTCTGCATTGAGAGAATCAATCTTTTCAAAATCTCCACTGTTTAGTGCCGCATCTTTTTCTTCCTCAATACCTCTAAGTCTTTTCTTGAGGTTTTGAATTTCAATTGGCTCTCTATCCATCAGTGATGTATTTGCACCAGCTAAGTCAATAATGTCGAATGCTGAATCAGGTAATGTTCTATCTGTGATATATCTTTCTGCCAAGTCAACAGCTTTTTTGATAGCCTTTTCGGTGAACACAACGTTATGGTAATCTTCGTAGTATTTTTTATTGTTTTTTAGAATCTCAATCGCTTCTGCGTTTGTTGCTGGGTCAATAATAATCTTCTGTAGTTTTCTAGATAATGAAGAATTACTTTCAATTGTATTTCTGTAATCTTTAAATGTTGTCGCTCCGATTATCTTGATAGTTCCATCAGATAATGCTTCGCCAATCATGCCGCTAATATCAGTATCTTTTTCCTTGCTGCCACCTTTCAATACAGTATGAATGTCATCAATGAATAGGATATATTTGTCACTCTTCTTCAATTCTTTGAAAAGTCCATCAATTCTTTCCTCAAACATTCCTCTAAAGTGCGTTCCACTAACGAGAGCCATTGGGTTAAGCATTACAATTTCTTTACCTTCTAGAACGTCTGGAACGTCTCCATTGACAATCAAATTGGCAATACCATATACTATTGCTGTTTTACCACAACCACCTTCACCAACCAATACTGCATTATTTTTCTTTCTCCTAGAGAGAACTTTTATAATTTCATTGATTTCTTTTTTTCTTCCTACAATCTCATCAATTTGCCCATTTGCGGCTAGTCTATTGAGACTCGTTGTATATTGCTCCACAAACTCATTTGATGAACTAGTAGATATGATTTTAGTATTAACTTGACTTTTCAATGGAATATCGTTGTTTTTCTTACTTATTTTCTTCGCTTGCAATTTTTTCGGCTTCAATTCCTTTTCTTGATTTTTCTCTTGTGGCTTTACATCGCATTTATTGAAAATGAAGTGGTATTCCAATCTAAATTTTTCAAAAACCTCTGTTTCTGCAAACCCATTATCTTTATTTAATATAGCCAATAGAATGTGTTCAGTTCCAATTGGTGAGCAGTTCAGCTTCTCAGCTTCAGCTTTTGCACAGTCCATAGCCTTTATTAAATCGTCATTGAATACCAATTTATCACCTTTCAGTTGTGGTTTCATGTGTTTATCTAACACAGAAACATATATTTTCCTAAGTTCCTCAATATTTTCTGACATTAGACAATTATCGAGAATCATATTAGCATGACAGTTTCGATTATCGAGAATCGCTAATATAAGATATTCTAATGTTAGTACATCAGTAGGAAACTCATTGTACAAGGTAGATGTCATGTAGTCCATCACCTCGTTAAACTCTAATGTGTAATCCTCTTCTCTAAATTTACTCATAATTTTCATTATTTTTACATTTAAAAAATAAATAATTATTTTAGTTTTTCAACAGGAGTAATTTGGAATTTTAACTTTTTTTTAATATATTTGCAAAAATATGTTAAGTATGGTAATAGAATATGCAGAAGATAGATTAGGATTCAAGCCCAAAAAAGATTGGCCTTATTTTTGGAGGAACAAAAATAAGGGAATAGATTTGGCAAACGAATTTTGTGAATGGGCTAGGAAAAATGGTCATGAAGATTTAATAATAGATTTAACAAAAGAAATAGGCTTTCATTAATTATGAGTAAAATTTTTAATTTTTATACGAAAAGCAAGGATGGAATCGACACAGATTTTACTTGGTATGACAGTAGTAATGTCAAATATTCAGAGTGTTTGGATTATGATAATCAACTCAAAACATTAAGGATTGTATTTAACAATGGGACTCAATATGAGTACAAAAATGTTGATGCTCCACAGTATTTGCTTTTCAGAGAAGACGTAAGTCAAGGTAAGGCTTTAAACAAATATATTAAGGGCAAAAACTATGAATATGAAAAATTGGAAAATGCTGACCTTGCAACATTAGATGGTGAATTATCATTTAGACTTAATGGTGGAATATTTGTATTCTATGATGGTGATAAGTTCACAATGAAGGACAATAAGGATAATATCATATGCGAAAAGGAGGTTGAATTAACTGAAGCTGCTTTTAATACAATATGTTCGGCACTTGAGGCTGTTGGAAAACAACTTTACACAGAAGGTAAAAATTTTATAAGTGATGGAGAAAGAGAAGAGGATAGAACTTTATCAGAAAGCCCTTTCTAAATGGGGTGAAGAAGCGCAAATTAACATGGTTTATGAAGAAATAGGCGAGTTATTGACTGCGCTAAGTAGATTTAAAAGAGGTAGGGCTAGTCATTATGATGTGATGACAGAACTTGCTGATGTCTCTATTATGGTAGAACAGATTGCAACATTAATGAATTATGATGATTTTGAAAAAGAAAAAGATTTTAAACTAACTAGATTAAAAGAAAGATTGGAAAAAAATGGGGATAATCATTAGTAGTTTCACTGGGTGTGGTAAAACATTTTTAAACAATACTTACGGAGATAAAGTAAAAATATTTGATGCTAATAATGTAAACTTAGATAGTATCGTTAATGAAGTAATGGGTGTGGTTGACGATTATGATATTGTTTTTATTCCAGCATCTGAAAATATCAGGGAATTGTTCAATGAACAAAATATTGATTATGATGTTTTCTACCCAAGCAAAGAAAGAAGGGGAGAGTTTATTGAAAATCAAGTTAGAAAAAGGGCTAGACCAGATATAATTAGAGATTTGGATAAGAATTTTGAAAAATGGGTACAAGAAATTGATGATGACGAATCTTCTAATTGTTATAAACATAAACTATCTAATATTGGTGAATTTATTGGAAATAGTCCAATCATCATGCAATACATTGATAATGTAAAAAATCAGCCAAAAGTTCAAGGAAATACACAAGCAAATAACGAAGAAAAATAGAGGATAAAAATGACTGAAACTGATAAACAATATTTGAACCTATTGCGAGGTATACTTAACAATGGGGTTGAAAAAGATACTAGAGCAGGTCGTGTTAAATCCGTTTTTGGTAGACAATTACGATTTGATTTGAAAAAAGGCTTACCATTGCTTACAACAAAAAAAGTTTTCACAAAGGGTGTTATACATGAATTGTTATGGTTTTTACGAAAACCATATAATTCACATAACAGTATGAACATAGAATATCTTATTAGAAATGGTGTTCATATATGGGATGATGATGCATATAGATGGTTTAAAAATGAAATAACTAATGAATACAAAGGAAAAATTGAAAAAATATTAGTTTGCACTAACGATGATAATTTCGGAAAAAAACCAGTGTATGAATATTGGATAAATGGTGAGACAGTAAAAAATGATGATGCTTGGCTTGAAAATATTACAAAAGAAGAATTTTTAGACTTAACATTACAACGAGTCGAAATACGAGGGTCATTTGAATTAACTTATAGATTTGGTGATTTGGGTCAAATATATGGTAAACAATGGAGGGCTTTTGGTTATAGTATGGTTGACCAAATCAACGAAATTATTAATACATTAAAAAACAATCCTAATGATAGAAGGATGCTATGTGTTGCATTTAATCCTGATGTTTTAGCGTTAGGTAACGCAGCATTACCTCCTTGTCATACAATGTTCCAATTCTATGCAAGAGAACTAACCAAGTATGAAAGATGGGAACTTTATAAAGAAAAAACAAACGATATAAAAACTTATGAATTGATTACTAATCCTTGGACACCAATAAAATCTAAGTTTGAATCAGAGGAAAAACTAGAAGAAAATGGCATCCCGAAATATGGGCTTTCTTGTATGTTTAATATGCGCAGCAATGATTATATGTGTGGGACTCCATTCAATTGGCTACAGTATGGACTTCTTACACACATAATCGCAAAGTTGGTGAATATGATTCCAGATGAATTGGTCTACAGTGTTGGCGATTGTCACATTTATCTAAATCATATGGACGGAATTAATGAACAATTATCAAGGAAAGGTTCTGATATTGTTCCAAAGCTGATTATACATGGCAATCAAAAATCTATTGAAGATTTCAAATATGAAGATTTTGAAATTGTTGATTATCACCCAGACCCAATAATTAAATTTCCTTTAAATGTTGGATAGCCTATGGTAATAAGGAAATTAGATGAAACTGTAAAACAATTTTACCTAAGCGGCAGACTTGATGAAGATTTTGTTATGGATGCAGTTAAGCATACATTGGGTGGAGAAGTTGAAAGGTCTACGAAATATGAAGACATTAATAAACATGTTGATTTTTGGTGGGATTCTCCTAGGAAAGGCAGAATTGGAATTGACGTTAAAGGCTTAAATAAAAACAAAAGAGGTGATAATGAATATGATGACTCAATCCATTGGCTAGAGCTTCAAAACATCAAAGGAAATGATGGATGGCTAAAAGGTAAAGCAGAATATATAGCATTCAGAACCAACACTAACATCATATTTGTTAATAGGGAAAAACTGCTTAATTTTGCCTTAGAATCAATTAAAAACAAAGAAGTGGTGTATGATACCCCAATGGAATGCTACGTGCCGTATAAGCGTTTAAAATGGGGCAGAGACGATTTATCTTTAAAGGCTTTGAATAGTGATTTGCTAAAGTTAGCAGATTTTACGATAGAATTTGATTAAAGGTACTGTTTGCGCAGTACCTTTTTTTATTGCTTAATATTTATAGAGAAATAACTTTATAAAATATTTAAAAATTATGGTAACTAACATATTAGACTACATGTACGAGGGTTATGGTTATGATATGGATAACCAGCTTCTTTACACTGATGTTGAAAAGTATAACGAGGCATTAGATAAGGATGGCTATGCTGACAAGGGTATGAAGACATTCTCTTCTAATGATTGGAAAATCACTGGATACCAAGAAGGCCTTCCAACTGAAGATGCTAACAAGTACAAGGAAGTTCCTCAGTTTGTTGGTGAGAACGGTGCAAACTATACTGACCTTAGACAGCAGATTTGTCAGTGTGGTGGTAAAGGTACATACCAGTGGGCATATGACTGTGATGAATAATACTTAACTTATGAGTAAGACTGTTACAATAAATCAAGATAAATTATTGATGCTTAAAGAAACTGTGGCTAGTGATAGTAGTATTACTAGTCATAATGACTATTGTTCTGAATTAACGGAGGCTGCGCCAGAAGTTGATGAATATGAAATTGGTGATGAAGGTAATAACACACCAGTAGGTGGTAATTTTTATCATGTAAACGAAAGCACTAGTTTTGATTCTTCTGAGATTGGAGCAGTAAATTATTCTTGGGATTTCGATGAAGAAGAATATCAAGAATGGCTAGTAGATGCTGAATATGAGAATACTCAAGAAGCATTAATGGAATACATAAATGATAATGTTGAATTTGAGTTAGAGTATCTTGACAATGAAACATATCATACTTGCGGTTGTGACTATGTAGATTATAATGCGCTAGAAGATATGTTTGGAGAAAAAATGCAAAAAGAGATATTGACAACTTGTATGAGTGATGGAAGTGGCTCTTTTGAAACTGTTAATTTATACTCTGATGATGATGTTGATATAAATGACCAAAATAGTGTCAATGATATGGCAATGAGGTTATTAAGACACGGAGATTATTTTAAAGATTGTAGGGGATTTATATTGACAAATGGTGTTGTTGTGTATACAGAATCGGAGCATAATGAAATATGCAGAATACCTAATATTAATAATAAATTTGATTTTATAAGAATGGGTAATATTAGGGTTTTGCCACAATCTATAGATATTGGCGTAGCACCAACTAGCGAACAAAGAAGCGTATTAAGAAAAGCGATTGCGTCATATGCCAATGAAGAACTGTACTTGGACATATACCAAGGTAAAAGCAGTATTGGCGCAAAATATATACAGCCAGATTGGAGATATGTTATGGGTGAAATTGATAGGTTTTTTTCAGAAGGAATAAGACCACAAGGAAATGAATATTATGAATCAAAAAACTCTAAAAGACAAATTGTAGAAAATAAATATGACGATTTGTTTAATAAGGCAAATTACGACCTACAATATTTTTTGAAGCAAGGAAAAGAAAAATATGGACTTGATGGCTGGTATATAAGCTCTTGGATGGAGAAGGCACACCCAGAAATAAGTGTAGACCCAAAAGATATTAAGATATATACAGCATTAAGTGATAGACTTCATAAAATTACTAAACTTTGGAATGACGAAGATAACAAAGAAGAAAGTGAAAAGGATTTAGAACAACCAAAAGAAATTTATGATATTATTTCTTTGGCTATCGAAGAGTTTGGCTTAACTAGCAGATTAAGCCAAGCTGGATATATTCTTCCAGATGGTAAATTATTGAATTTTGGAAGTGATGGATATAGAGAAGCAGACCATAGACAAATAGCGGCTGTTTATAAACAGAATGGGATAAAAATATGGAATGACGAGTACCGTTATAACTACGTTGTTGATTTCATGAATCATGGAGCAATTAGATGTGATGTCAATAGCGGAATACTTGATATGACGAAAGAACCTACAAATGAACAATTCTACACAATAAAGGATTTTGTCAGAAAGGCTGTTGACGTTGACATAGATTTTACCGATGATAAAGGAAATACCTTGCATTCAGTTTCATACTCAGATGCTAAACCTCAAGCTGTTGTTGCTGATATAAGGAGATATTATGAGGATGGAATAAAACCAATGGGGAATGTGCAATATGAAGAAAAACAGTCTATTAATAAATTGACTGAAAATTTTGATTTTGAAGTAGATAGCTCTGAAATAGATTTGTCTTCTTTTAAAAAGAAACATGAGTTAGTACCTAATATTTGGAATCCAGATGGAAAATTGAAGTCTAGAATTAGGTTGAAACTATTGGATATAGCTGATGATTTCTGGGAGTATGTCAACCTTACATGGGTTAAGCCAAGTGGTATCATACTAACAGGTTCTATCTGCAATTTCAATTGGTCTCAATATTCTGACATTGACCTACATTTAATTGTAGATTTCGATGAGATTGATGAGAAAATTGAGTTCGTGAAGGATTATCTTGACTCAAAGAAAAACGAGTGGAACAACGAACATAGTGGATTACAGATAATGGGATACCCAGTTGAACTATATGTTCAGAATTTGGGAGAAATGCCTGAGTCAAATGGAATATATGACCTTGAGGAAAATGATTGGATAAGAGAACCAAATCTAGATGACATTAAGTCAATTGGGCTTAACAAGTTCTCTATTAAGGAAAAGGCTGCAAAAATTATGACAATCATTGATGATATGTACGATGCCCTAGCATCTACAGATGATTCTCATAAGATAGAACAAATTGGTGACGATGCAAGTTACCTATGGAAAAAAGTGAAAGAAATGAGAAAAAAAGGGCTAGAGACAGAAGGTGAGTCTTCACCTCAAAACATTGTATATAAAGTTCTTCGCAGAACTAGTTACCTTGACCGTTTATTCAAACTTTCAAATGTTGTTTATGATAAATTCAATTCAATTACAGAATCTGTTGATGAAATGCAAGCATGGCACGGAACAGATGCAGTGTTTGATAAATTTGACCTTGCGTTTTTGAGTAAAGGAGAAGGTTCTCAAGAATACGGCAAAGGAATATATGTAACATCTAGTAAATCAACTGGAGAACATTATGTTGAAATTATTCGTGGTGTTAGAATGAATGCGAAAGGAAAAGAATATATGCAAAAAAAATGGAATGCATCAGATGATGAAAAAGAAAATGCTGCCCAAGAATATCAAAATTTTCTAGATAACTATGACAGTATATATGACAAATTACCAGGATATTTATATAAAGTTGACATACCAAATGATAATGGAAGCAATTATTTCGATTATGCAGCACCAATGACTCCAGATGAGGCAAAAAATATTTTTATTGAATTTTGCAAAAAAGGACTAATTGAAAGAGGAAAATATTCTGATGAAAGGTATAATAGGCTAGTTGAAAAAGTTAATGCTGCACCATATTGGAACAGTATAAAATCAGGTAGAGACTTCCATTTGGCATTATATGAAGAAGGTATGTTTGAAAGGTTTTCAGCTATTCTTGAGTCATTAGGATATATAGGCGTTAAAGTTCCAATTGGATATTTGCATGGTATGAAATATGGTAGGGGTAAAAATAATATGAATTATGTAATATTTGACCCAAAAAATGTTAAAATTGTGTCTAGAAAAGATATACTAACAAAGAAAACCACAAAATTTAATGAATCTAAAGAAATTATAAAAGAATATTTAGAGAAAGATTACAATTTGCCATTGTATAAATATTTCAAATGGGCATCTACAGCATCTTCTTGTGAGAAAGCAAGAGACTTAGCATATTCTTGTTCTTATTACATTAATGAATATATTAGGAAAATATATTACAGATATTCAGAATTTGAGAATTTGTTAAATGATGGCGAATTTGATTATGAAGATGAGTCGTTAATTGAAATGTTTTGCAATATGCTTGAAGAAAATAATCTGTGTGACCATTTTGTAAGTGAAATGCAAAGTATTGTAGATTATTATGAACTACCTTCATGGTGTACTATGGATTTCAATAGAGTTGTGAAAAATGAGTGGTGCATCCATTTCGGTAGTGATTCTGAGAATATAGCAAGGGAAGGATTTACTGGAGGAACACCAGAAATCGAACATCTTGCTTATACAAATGCTGGGGCACAAAAATCAAGTGCTGGCTATGATTTTGCATTTTTAATAAACGATAGGAGCGTGGATTATAACGAATATGGTGATGAAGCAGTTATTTTTAGGACTAGTGGTGTAGAAATTTACCATTATGGTGACAATCAAAATCAAGTAATATTCTGGGGTCCTAATGTTAAAAGTTTTATACCAATACACCAAGAAGATGGAGATTGGGTTGTGTATGGACAAAAGGGACAAATCCTATTTAGAGGAGAAAACCCTAGTGATGTGGCGAATTGGGCTACGTACAATCTTCCACAATATCGTAAACAAATTATGACTGGAAAAAATGGCTATATACCAAAAATGGGTAGATTGAATTCTGAAACTGGCAAATACGAAAGAGTTCCTTATCCAATCTACAGAAATGAATCAATCAAGAAATATATTACATTGCTAAAGGAAAGTGTAATTAGTGAAGAAACTGTTGCAGATGGGAGTAGTAATGGTAATCCATATAAAGACAGGTGGAAAGCAGAAAGGCAAGCTTTAAAAAACTATGTGTGTAATTATGGAACTGTGATGCAGTCAAAGGAAGATGACAAGGGTGGAAAATTATATAAAGTTTTTTATGACAAAGGTATTTCTGAGCTAATTGGATATAATTATGCTTTATGTGTCCAGTGGGATGAAATACAAATGAAACCTAAAAGCATAGTTTATATTCGTGCATTGGATAAGTTTACACCAAATATTAGGAGAAACATACAATATGACACTCGTGGATTCGATAATGTTAGAGGGACTTATGATGATAGGAGATTTAATGTATGAAAAAGGATATAGATGTAACAATAAGAAAGGCAATATTTGAATCTATAAATGAGTTAAGCTTATATCATTCTAGTTATGCCAATTTTAATAAATTTAATCACAAGAAATATATTAGTTCTGGTGCTGGTTCACAAACTTTTGGGTGGGGAACTTATCTTACAGATTCTTATCCAATAGCAAAGAGTTATGCAGAAAAATTTATTTGTTATGAGTTCAATAAATTTGTTACAAGTGTAGAGCCAGAAAATTATGTTAATGGCGCATATGATGATAATGTAGTAAAAGAGGCTATAAAACGTTATAAATCAATTGTAAGAACTAGAATGATATTAACATATGGTTTAGAAAACAAATTTGGTAGGGATTTCTTTAACTGTGAATTTGAGACAAGTGACAAAAATCCAAATGAAGAATATGATAGTGTTTTGAAAGAATATGAAGAATTTAAAGATACGTTTAAAGGACTTATTGTTAAAATGATAAATAATGTTGGTGAAGAAGAAACTGACAAAAGAGTTAAAGATGGTTTTTCAATTGTAAACAAAAACGGATATATTCTTTCTCAAAATAAAGATGAATATGTCAAAAATTTCAATTTCAAAAATTCAGTTAATAGGTTAGTTAAATCAATTATAAATAACATATGGGATGATGCCGATGCCCATGTAAAAAAAGAGGCATATATATATGAAGTTGAAATACCAGATGACAATGGATACAATTATTTATATTATAATGATGTTTTGAATAAAAAAACAATACAATTGATTGAAAACGGATTTTTAAGATTATATAGAAGATATGGTGATAAACTGAATATTAATCGATTTAAAATAGCAATAGAAAATTGTCAAACTAGTAAAATGAATGGTAACTTGATGTATGAAGAATTAACGTCAATTTTCAATAAATCAGAGAAAGCAGCATCTTTATTTTTACTCAATTGTGGAATTGATGGGATAAAATACAAAGCTGGAACTATATATGGTTTACCAAAAGATGCTGATGAAAATTCATATAATTATGTTATTTTTGACGCAAATAAAGTAAAAATTACTAGTAAAAATTTATTTATAGATAATTTTTAATTTATACAAATATTTATTATTAAAAATAAGTTTGAAAAATATAATTAATTAATTATGAATAGCAAGCAAAATACAAATGAGACATTAAGCCGTATGAAAGCATTGATGAGCTATGGTCTTAATGAGAGTAAAAAACAAGTATATAGTTCAGTTGAATACCAGAAAATTGGGGCTGATGGTAATTCATATGCGATTATTCGTGAAGGAACTAGTTATTTTATTAAAAAAGCACCAAATAAGCCAAATCTTGTTAAAGAGAGTTATGATTATATTGGCGGCTTTAGAAATAGAAAAGATTATCAGTATAATTCATTTGCAGATGCTCAGAAGAATTTCGACCTTAAGATGATGTCATTGAAAGAGGCTGCAAACAAATCTGATTTTAATATTAGTTCTTGGGATTTAGATAAAAAAGAAAATGTTGTTGTTGAGGCTTCAGAGAAGATGCAGAAGGAAATCCTTCGTGAGCGTCAGATTATGCAGAATGCAATGGCAATCAACGAACAGAAAGCAGTTTGCTGCGATACACCTGGTTGCCCAAAAGATAATATTGGTAAAGGTGAAAAACCAAAGACTGGTAATGCAGAAAATGCAGTTGACCATGAGAAAGCTGAACTTCCAAAAGAAATGACTGAAGGTAAGACTTGTCCTAAATGTGGTAAAAACCCATGTCAGTGCGAGTCTGTAAATGAGGAAGAGGTTCTTGGTTGGAATCGTGGCAACGATGACTATATGGACAAGTCTCATGGAACTGAGATTGGCGATAGCGCACCATTTGATGATTCAACAGCTAGAAATATTGATGATGGTGACAAGAAAGTTTCTAAAACTGGCGAAATGAAAAATGGTGTAGTTGAGAATCACGGAACTTCAATGCATGATGCTGACAACCAGAACAGTCCAAGTGTTGGTGTTGGTGAAGGCCCATCTGATGACAATAATAAGCCATTCGATGATAAAAAAGGCAAACAAATTGACGAAGCTATTGACGATTTTGGTGCTGAAGGAGAAGAAGACCCAATGGGCGATGATTTAGGTGCTGAAGGTGGCGAAGAACTTGGCGATGATGACCTTGGCGATGAAGATGACGTATATGAGGATGATACAGAGTCTCGTCTTGATGCAATGGAAGACCTTTTGAACCAGATTGCTGCTAAACTTGGAGTTGATGCTGGTCCAGTCGATGATGGCGCATATGGCGATGATGAACTTTTCGATGACGAAGGTGATGACGATTTTGGCTCAGAAGATGACTTCGGAGGAGAAGATGATTTTGGCGCAGAGGACGATGAAATGCCAATGGAAAGTAGAAGGCGCAGAGGTGACGTACAGATTTATGAGACTAGGGCATTTAGAAATGCAATGCGTAGACAGAGAATTAATGAAGCACGTAGAAGAAGAATCAACGAGGATGGAATGACACCTTTTAAGGATGCTGGACGTGTTCCTAGTGGTAATATGAACAAGTTGGATGACTTCGGTAAGCACCCAGCATATCAGAAGAAAGTGATGGAATTGCCTCCAAAGGATTTGCAAGAGTTCCCTGGATACTATGATATGAATGATGATTCAGTAAGAAACGATAACCCTTATGGCGAAAAGATTGGTGACGGTGCTCCATTCGAGATTGACCCACAATCAATTGATAACGCAATTGCTGAAGCATTCAATCGTCTAAAAAAAAACAGAAGGTAAACGAAGGGGTTTTTGAAGAAAGACCTACTAAGTTAGAAATACCAAACAGTGACCCTATGGGTGGCGATATGGATGGCATGGGTGATTTAGATAATGCTCCAATGCCACCAATGGGTCCTGATGATATGGGAATGGATGACCCTAACGCTATGGGCGGTGCTGAACCTATGGGAGAAGACCCGAACGGCATGGGTGGAGAAGACCCAATGGCTGATGGTGGAATGGATGACCCTAACGCTATGGGTGGTGAAGATGATGAACTAATGAATATTATCAATGGTTTATCAATCGAAGACAAGGCAGCAGTAACAAAGTACGCTAAAAGTATGGCTGATGATTCCAATGGGGGAGAAACACCAGATATGGGTGGAGAAATGCCAATGGAATCTAGACGAAATGTAAGGAATCTTATAGATGAAGTTATAAATGATGTTTTGGACAATAGAGAAGGAACTAAAAGACCAGAGAAGAAATTACCAAAACAATATAGAAATGTTGAAATGCCGTTTAAATCTCCATTCTAAATAAACAAAAGGATACCAACGAGGTATCCTTTTTTTGTTCTATACAGATATTTATATTAAAATTCATAATTATGAAAATACTAGTAAAAAGAAACAATAACTTAATAAATTTGGGCGAAGGAAAAATTTATTCAAAAAGCCAATTGAGACTTAACGAATTAGATGCAAACATCGGCACGGCAAACGGAATTCAGCAAGCCCAAATGAAAGCAAAACAGTTAATGAACCAAAACGCTGGAGTTGATAGTGCTTCTGTTGAAGCTGGTAAAGCAGACGGTCAAAACGACACAAACAGCGGTGAAGGCTTAGAATTAAAAGTGCCAGTTAATGCCACTGGAAAACAACTTGCGCAAGCCCAAAGAATGACAAGAGACCAAAGTGCTGATGACGCTCAGATTACATTTACGAAGCCTCAAACATCTTCTTCCTCAATGGATACAAATGAGTCAAGGATTGTAGAAATGAGAAAAAATTCAATCCCATTCACTAAAAAAGAGTTGCACAAATTTTTAAGAGAGATATAAAATGAAAAAAATATACATCAGCGAGAATACAATATCGAATGTGGTTAATGGAAGACTTTTGCCACAGTTTTTATTTAAATTGGTTAAAACACATACGACATCACTAGGGGATAATGAAGCGTTTCCATCTAGTGACGATTATCCTTTTGATTATGTCTTGCTGAAAAAAAGATATAACGAAGTTTGTGATGCGATAGATGATATTGGTTTGGTGTCATTAAACGAAGACGATTTAGTTAGCGAACTAAGTTCGTTGGTAACAGAATGCAAGAGATTAGAAGAACCAGTGAGAGACGCATTAGAGAAAATATGTGAGAATGCGTTAAACAGATTGTTTGCAATTCCAGAAGAATCAATTAATATGTCTTTTAAATTGGTAGATAAAATCAAGTTTAAAAATGCTATTAGAATGAGACCAGAGTCTAATGATGATGCGAAATATACATTCAAAGATATTGCTGATATTGATTTGTCTAATAAGGCTGTCGGAAAAAGAAGATTCATCAATGCCCTTATACAAGGTGCTGCATACTTATATAGTGGAATAGAAGGATTATATATTGATGATATAGATAAAATAAATCCGAAACTCCCTAGATTATATAGAAAGATTAGAATAATTAATGATTATTTGCTTTTTACTAAGAAAGAAGAAATGTCTGATGATAAACCAATGCAAGGTTCGTATGTTGAGACACACTTAGGAATTGCAGACACAAAAACAACAATAAAAGTACAAGGTCTTGTTTTTCCATTACTGTTCCAAGAGTCCATTAAGGGTTTATTTGAACTATTCTCAGCGCATGGTTTACCGCAAGATAGGGATAAAGCACAGTATATCGTTAAAAAGGCTGATTTCGTTCTTGCAGAGCCTTGGGATTTAAGACTTGGTGTTGGTTTATGGAAAATGATTTTCGGTGGCGTAGAAGACACGAATATGATTCCTTATATGTTTACATCTTTTGTTAAAATTCCAACAAACGAGTTCAACTTGTCAGTTAAAGAAATATTGTCTAATACAGAAAAAGGGAACGAAATAATCAATGCGTTAATGACTGATGCTGAATATGACAATGGATACCAACAGTTTACCAACAGAATAAACGCCAAAAATGTAGACAAATCATTAATTAAAGATTCGTATTTCACTGGAGCTGAAACCAACGGGTATGAATTGGATTCTGACGTAGAGGAAGGTGATGTAATTGAAGAAAATGGAGAAGAACAAAATTCTGAAATTATGGGCATTATAGCCAATGCAACTGTTGATAACATTGATTTTATCGAAGGTGAAACAGATGAGTATGGGGAAAAAGTTTATCTTTCAGTTGATGGCATCGAAATACCTAGTGAATTGGTTAACCTAGATTTTAGAGTGGTTTATAAACGTTTTCCTACTGGCAAACAGCAGTTATTAAATATTGATATTATTTTAGACCCACAACTCAGAGGCTACGGATTAGGGACTAAGATATATGCAAAAGCTGTTCGTGAGTTTGGCGCAATATGCAGTAGGCACTCAACAAGACATAATGATGACGGTATTAGGGGCATATTTGGAAAACTTAATTCGTTTAACGACATCGCTGTATTTCAAGACACATACAACAATTTCGAAAATGAAACGATATGTGATTACTATGCAATATTGAAATCAGAATTACCAAAATATATGGATAACGAAGAGTAACTACTACAGTTACTCTTTTTTATTTTGTAAATATTTATCAAAAAATAACTTTTGAAAGTTACGTAATATTTATTAAAATTTAGACAGTTACAATTATGATATACGATTTCGCTCAAATGCAAAGGGATTACGCATTATGTTATGCGGACAAATCTCGAATAAAATT